CCCCATACCCCCCTCCCCCGGGGTAAGAAATCTATTATTAAAAAAGGGGGGGACACGGGGTCTTATGACACCGCACAATGACCCAGCGGGTTTAGATTTGGCAGAAAACACTCATAAAGATAAATGGCATCACAAAGTGAAATAGCGGCGGCACTTGGGCTCACCAAGGGTCGGGTATCTCAGCTCGTAAAGGAGGGGATGCCTGGCGACTCGATAGAGGAGGCGAGGGCGTGGCGTGACCGTCGGAAGTTGGAGATGCAGGGGAAGGGTCACATCAGTCAGCCGGTGCAGCCGTTGAACCTTGGGGACTTGGACAGCATCCTGAAGTCGGTGACAGGGGAGACTGGGGATACGGAGATGGACACGCGCGTGAGGGAGCAGACGGAGTTGTGCTCGCTGACGAGACAGGTCTTTATGCAGGCGCTCCAGTCGGGCGACCCGGCGCAGGGGAAGCTTTATGCGAACTATGACCGCGCGGTGGCTACCCTACTGCGGTTGGAGAAGGAGCGGTTCATCCGTATCCAAGAGGAGGGTAAGTTGATTGATGCGGAGGTGGCGGCGGCTCGCTTTGCGAAGGTGATGGGTCAGTTGAGAAACCTAATAGAGCGGGCGGAGTTGACGGTGGCCCCCAAGGCAAATCCTGATAACCCCCCGAAAGCATTGAAGGCGTTTAGAGATTTCCGGGATGACCTGTTCCGCAAGATTTCGGAATACAGCCCGGAGGTTCGGGACAGGAGTCCCGCCATTGGGGACGACGTGATTGGCATCCAGCCGTCGAAGCCGGCGAACGCGGCGTTCTTTGGAGCGGTCAAGGACCTGGAAGACGACGACACCCCGAAGGCGGGTGGTTCGCTTGAGGACTTCACGGATGACGCTCTTGACGAGCTGGAGGGCGACGAATGACCCCTGCCCAGAAGGAGGCGATAGCCGACCAGTTGGAAGCCCGCATCAGGAAGGTGTTCCGCCCTGACGAGGGTGGGGACATCGTGACTTGGTTGGAGGAGAACATCAGGCAGATACCTTTCTCGCCGATGCCGTCGGGTTTCCGGGTTCAGGAGACGCCTTGGTTGGCGGAGCCGCTTCGGGCGTGCGCCGACCCGGAGGTTCGCTTGGTGGTGACCATCGCGCCCATTCAGTCGGGCAAGTCCCTGATGGCGGAGATGCTGTCGTGCTTCATCATAGCCCGCCAGCCTGCCCCGACGCTTTACCTGAACGACCAAGACTCGAACGCGGCGGACTGGATGCAGAGCCGCCTACGAGTGCTGTGGGAGAACGTGCCCCCGGTGATTGCGAAGCTGTCGAAGGACGAGACGGGGAAGAAGTCAGGGACGGTGCAGACGGAGGACATGACTTTCTGGTGTCTGGGGGCGTTCAATGAGAAGAACCTACAACGGCGTTCTATCCGATGGCTGGTGGGTGACGAGACTTGGCTGTGGCCGCAGGGCCACCTTGCGGAAGCGTCCGCGCGTGTGACCTCTTTCGGTTGGTTGGGTAAGCGTATCTTCATGTCGCAGGGGTCGTTCGTTGGGGACGACACCGAGGCGGTGTGGAAGACGACGGACATGAGGGTGTGGTCGTTCGCATGCCCGGATTGCGGGCATCGTCAGCCGTGGAGCTGGGACCAGGTGAGGATACCCGATGCGATGCAGAGGGATGGGGACTTTGACTATGGCCTCATCAAGCGGGAGACGAAGTATGAGTGCGAGGGGTGCAAGAAGCAGTTCAACGACACCCGCTCGAACCGAGACGATTTCAACGCAAGGGGGTTCTATGCCATCACAAACCCGTCGGCCGACCCTGCGAACCACGGCTACACTTGGAGTGGCTTGGCGGCCCGTTCCTGGGGCGGTATGGCGGAGATGTATGTCCGGGCGAAGCTCGCCTTGGACACGAACGGCGACTCGAAGCCGATGCAGATTTTCACCCAGAAGCAGAAGGCCCAGTTCTGGTCGGATGCCCCGGATGACTTTGGAAGCCTACAAACCATTGGGGACTACAAGATGGGGGATGAGTGGGACAAGGAAGCCCGCATCGACCCTGCGACCCGCAAGATACATTCCGACCACAAGCGGGAGAAGCAGATACGAGCTCGTTTCATGTCCGTCGACGTCCAGCGTGAGGGCTTCTTCGTGCTGGTTCGCGGCTGGGCGGAAGGAGGCGACTCGCGCCTCATCAAGTGGCGGTATGTGCAGACTTGGGAAGACGTGATTGCGATGGGCAAGGCGTTGGAAGTCCACCCCGCCCTGACATACGTTGACTGCGGTGACCAGTTCGACGACGTCATCCGCCAATGCGGTATCAACAAGTGGACGGCACTACGAGGCGACCAACGCTATGAGTTCACCTGGATGGTGGATACGCCGAAGGGACGCAAGCCGGTGGGCAAGGTCTACGCGCCCGCGCGTATGGTGAACGTCGGCACAGGACCCGTGCGAGTCCATCACTTCTCCAACTTGGCTCTCAAAGACCAGCTCTCCCGCATGCGTAAGGTGGGCAAGCACACGACGGCGACGGACTGCGGCCAGGACTACCTCGACCAGATGGAGTCGGAAGTCCGCACGAAGAACCTGGCAGGCAAGCCCGAATGGAAGCGCATCGGCAAGCGAGCGAACCACCTTTGGGACTGCGAAGTGATGCAGTTCGTGCCGGCCCTGGCGTTCGGTTTCCTCGCCCCGCCGCCTCCCCCTCCCCCGGAGGAGAAGCCCGCCGACCAGCCTGCCGAAGCCCCTCCAGCCTGATAGGTCTGGACGCGCAGTAGTTTGGAATACCCTGAAAACCCCAATGAAAATGGGGGGTCTGAACTATTTTCACTTTTTTTCACTTTGCGCTTGTCAAGCCCTTGGGTATCTGATTGTCTTCTCTCATCAGGGTTAACTACCCTCTGTTCTTTGAGTCGCCTGAAAAATCTACCGTAAGTCCTCTGCAACAAGCAGGGGCTGTGAACCACGACCAAGCCGCAACAACGACTGGGGAGTGAGCGAAAAGACCAAAGGCGACTCTCTACATTTCTGGCGGGTGGGGTTGGAACAAACCCCTTCACCTCAAAGCACGCACCGTATGCCTCTTGATGAATGGACCGCCAGTCCCCTTTATGTCGGCGCTCGAATGACCGAGCTGCGAAATCCCTCTGCGGAGGGAGTGCCGTAAAAACGGCAACGCCGACTCCACCTTGCTGGCGTGGGATGCGAAGTCGCAACATACCACTCACACGCATCCAAACCGTGTAGAGTCCCACCAACCAGCTCCCCTTTCAGTTCTTTTGACATTCAAGTTTCAGACCATCCTGGCGCCGACCAACGCCCGCTCTGCGATAAGAGCGTCGCCAACCAGGAGAGTCACTTACGACCCCGCTACTCGATTGGTCCGAGTTGGCCCGAAGCGTGTTAACGCGCGATGATGGGTGAATGAAAGCGATGGATGCCCCCGACGTAGACGTCTGCGTCGAGGGATAAGTCACGAGTAATTTCAGTTGCTGGTTCAAGTCCAGCCGGGGTCTACTGATTTTGTAGAGCGAAAGCTCGAACAACGAGGCGTTAGCAAGCACGCCTACAACCCCCCGAAAGGGGGGAGAGAAAATCAGGCCCGTAATCGAAACTTGAAAACTTTATGGGGGGTGTAGCGTCCCAGGGAGTAAGAAGTCCTGGGGGCCGAAGTAACTACGGCCAAGGGCAACGCAGAGGCAAGGTAGCGCAGGGTTAGTCCCCTGCGGCGGTTTAAAACGTCACCTTGAAGATTGTGGGTTCAAGTCCCACCACCCGCCACTCTTTCTGTTCTTCTGACATTTCAACGCCACGCAAACCACTCGCACAGCTCCGCAAGGAGGGACGGCCTATCACCCGTCGGCATCTGAAAAGTGCCGCAAGCGAACTGGACAAGCCCTGTCTACGCAGGGGGTATTCTTGCACCGGAGACAGCCCACCTCTTTCGTGGGACGGCCGGCAGTTGGCGGGCAACAGGCGTGGGTAGCCGAAAGGTCCACAGCTCTGACACGGAGCACCCGGATAGAAACCGCAATAAGCCGCGGGGGAGACAAGGGAGTGCTGTCGGTTGCTGAATACACTTTACGCCGTAGCGTGGTGCTGTCCTTGGAAGCCGCCTTGATTGGCGGTGGCACTGGTTCGCAAGACCCAGGCCTCTTGAAAGGACTCGTGGACGGAGGTTCGACTCCTCCACGGCGACTCTAAAAAATACAGTTGACAAACTGCCTACGAGGGTAAGACTACCTTCAGTTCTTTAAAACTTTGCCGTCGGGAAACCGGCGGTCCTGCGTAAGCAGGGTGGTGCTGCGACTCGCTACTAACACGTCGCTTCAGCAATTACCTGGGTCCAAACCGGGGGAGATGCGGGGCGGCGGTTCCACTCCGGAGGGCGACCTCCATCGGAAACAAGCGAGCCAAGATGCCAAGACAGACAGCGTGGGCGGGGCATAGACCGAAAGGTTCCCGCCTACAAAAGTCTTGGTGCTCCTTTACTTTGGTTCGGCTGATGAAAGACCGCTTCGGAGACGAGCGGCAGCATCATGGGAAACGGCTCTACGGGGTCATCTCAATGGGGTTCAAGGGGTCATACAGCGAACCATCCCTTTTGTGAACGAAATACCGATAGCCCGTTGACAGCGTGCCAAAAGCACGATGCCAGCCAACGGACTATTTGTCGGACTCCCTCGTGAAACAGTCGAGGCAATCCGTGATAAGGCCGTCCAGCTCATACTGGAGGGCAAGACCATCATGAGCTACGGCGATGGCGCTACGAACGCCAGCAAGCAGTTTGCCCTACCACCACAGCAGATGCTCCAGGAGGCGAACTACGCCCTTCAGAGACTGGATGGGAGGGTGCGTGCCCTTTACACGAACTACAACCGTCTGGTTGACCGCTGATGCCACTCGAACCGAAGAAGCCAGGACTTGTTGACCGGGTCCGCATGTCCCTGTCCAACCTCCTGAAGCCGAAGGCGTATCAGGGGGCTTTCGAGTCTACCCGCTACTCCGTCCACCGCACGCGCATTGACGCGCCGCAGCCGACGGACTTCCGCATGGAGATGACGGGGGCGACTCGTCGTGAGATGGTTCGCCTTTCCCGCTGGTTGGAGAAGAATAACGGCCTATACAAGCAGATGATTAAGGACACGGCCATCTACTCGGTGGGCGAGGGTATCGGTCTGCAAGCTTTGGGTGGGGACTACGACTGGCAGAACCTGGTGGAAGCCGAATGGGAGCAGGAGTGCATCCGCCCAGAAATCAGCGGGCGCTTCTCGATGCTGGAGTCGCTCTACATCATTTGCGAAGCCTTGGACCGGGACGGGGAAATCTTCGTCATCAAGTGCAAGGATAAGAAGGGCAACCCGAAGTTCCAAATCATCGAGGCCCACAGAGTCGAGACTCCGCCCGATGCGATGTCCCTGCCGGACATCTTTGACGGCATCCGCTTCGACAAGCTGGGTCGTCCGACCTTCTACTACGTCAAGCAAGGCGACGGCAAATACGAGCCTATTAAGGCGGCGTCGATGATGCACATCTACGACGTGGAATACGCCTCGCAGAGCCGAGCCTTCCCGCCGCACCAGCACGCCATCAATCACATGCGTGATGAGATGGACCTCCTCGCTATGGAGAAGGTCGCTGTTAAGGACAACAGCCGCACCAGTCGCATCCTGAAGGTGGAAGACACCCGGATGGACTCCGGTGACCTGGGTCTTGGTCAGCCCTTGGGCGAAGGCAACTCCGCCACCGCCAACACCGACCCCGACGCGCTGAACCGTGTCCTTGGTGGTGTGACCGCAGTTCTTGGAAACAATGAGTCCCTCGTCTCTTACCAGTCTGCACGCCCTTCAGCTGCTTTTGCCGGGTTTATCGACCATCTACGCCGCGACTCTATCATGGGCGGGCTTCCTTACGAGTTCGTGGCGGACCCGACTCGCGCTGGAGGTGCTTCCGTTCGCCTCGTGGTAGCGAAGGCGGGGAGATTTTTCTCGCATCGCCAGACGGTGCTCATCAATCGCTTCCTCCAGGACTACTTCCAGTTCTGGTGTGGCATCAAGATTGACCGCAAGGAGCTGCCTAATGCTCGCAACTGGTGGAAGACGGAGTGGGTGTGTTGCAAGAGCGTGACCGTGGACGCAGGCCGTGAGGGTGCGAACGAACGCGCCGACTTGGACATGGGTCGTATCCCGCCGTCGGATGACTTTGGAGCTCGTGGCTATGGCTTCGAGAAGACCATCAGAAAATCGGCGAGAGACTTTGCCTACATTCAGCGTGTGTCGAAGGAGACTGGCGTGCCGGAGGACAAGCTTTGGCGCAAGTCGCCCGCAGGCGGTCAAGGCGGAGGCGGCGGAGCCCCTGCCGCGAACACTATCCCCGAAGGTGCGTTGGGCGTGGTTATGCCAGGTCCAGATGGTTCGCCCCAAATCGTCCCCATCGACCAAATCATGGGACAGCCCGCAGACCAGATGCCGGGAGACGCGCTCACGAACAGCGAACCAGAGCTCGCTCCTCCGCAGAAGAGTCCTGCAGCCGAACCGGCGACGCAGATGGAAACTTCTGTTGACACCCTGCCAAAACAAAATCCAGGGCTTTCCCGCAACAGGGAACAGCCATTCTCTCGATGATTAGAAGCGACCTAACTTACGCACTGAAGGCGGGACGACCCCTCCTGATTGACCCCCTCAAGGTTCAGGCGTTCCTGAAAGGCGCGGACACCATCCTGTCTAATCCTGAAATCGCATACCAGCTTTCGGCATACATGATGCCGAAGGTGGAGAAGCCGGAAGTCGGCCCGAAGGCGAAGCGTTTCGTCCCGCAGGCGGACGACGAGGACATGGACCTACAAGCGATGGCGGCGGGTATCGCTACCGCCTCACGCCCTTATGTGCGTGATGGCATCGGTATCATTCCGGTCAAGGGAGTCATCGGAAAGTGCCTCTCCCCCCTCGAAGCGATGCTCGGTTGCGCCGACATCGACGTGATTTCGGACACCCTGAAGAGCTGGGCTGAAGATGACACGGTGTTTGAGGTCCTACTGCGTGTGGACTCCGGCGGTGGCTCGACGACTGGTCTTGAGGAGCTTGCCAAGCAAATCCGCACATACGAAAAGCCGACCATCTCCTTTACGGACTCCGATTGCGGTTCTGCCGCCTTCTGGATGGCGTCCCAGTGCAAGCGTTTCGTCGCTACCCCCTCTGCCTCCGTCGGGGCTTGCGGTGTCTACATCACGATGACCGACGAGCGTAAGAAGTTCGAGAAAGAGGGTAAGGAAGTTGTCGTCATCAAGTCGGGAAAATACAAGGCGGCTGGTGTCGAAGGCACCTCGCTTACCCCCGACCAAATCAATTCCCTGCAAGACGAAGTGGACGAGCTCCACAACCGGTTCATCCGGGACGTCCAGTCGGTTCGCCTCTACGCCCAACTGACAGACCTACAAGGGCAGTCGTTCTACGGCGACAAGGCTGCCGCCCGTGGTCTTACGACCGGAGTCATCGACTCGTTCGAGGCGCTCATCGAAGACATCAAGTCGATGCGTCGTCACGCGCAGCGAACCACCCTTCCCCAAATGTATTCCCAGCCGGCGACGCCTATGTCGTTTGAGGGCGGGAGCTACATTGGTTGACATTTCATAAACACTAACATCCCAGCATTATGAGCAATACCAAGTCCGTCGAACAGCAGCTCAAGGAGGCGATTGAGGCCTCGAAGCAGACCCTCGCTCTTTCCGAGCAGGTCACATCCCTCGCCCAGGAGAAGGAAACACTCTCCAAGCGCCTCGCCGAAATCGAAACTTCCCTCTCGGCCCCGAAGGCAGAAGCCCCGGTTGCCGTTGACCCGCTGGTTATCGCCAAGCTGGGTGAGCTCCTCGCCGAGCGCGAGCAGACCGCCAAGGCGATGAAGGCCCTGTCCGAACAGACCGCCCAGGCCCTCGCTCTTGCCGCCCGCCTCGAAAAGGAAGCCGCCAAGAAGGCCGACCTCAACGAATACGTGAAGCAGAAGCGCGAAGAAGGCGAAGAAGGCAACACCCCTGCCGAGAAGATTAACGACTCTGGCAAGAAGAAGGGCGAGATGCCCGCCTTCATCAAGGACAAGATTGAGGAGAAGGAAGAGTCCGAAGACGAAGCTTGCGACTACAAGGGCAAGAAGGGCAAGAAGGCCGCCAAGGCGTCCTATGAGGACGAAGAAGACTACGGCAACCTCTCTGAAGACGAGCTCGAGATGCTCAAGGAATACCGCCAGGCCTCGAAGGCCAAGGCGAAGAAGGCCGACTCTACCCTCAAGAACCCTTCCAAGGAAGAGTCCAAGGACTTTGGTAAGATTATCCCCCAGCCGGGTCTTGACCCGGAGAAGAACAACGTGAACGAGGACAACACGACCTCGCCTACGCTGTCGAAGAAGGCTGCGAAGGCCACCAAGAAGGGTGAAACCGACGTGGAAGAAATCATGGAGTCCCCCGACAAGCAGAAGGAAGTCGGCGAAGGCGACCATGAGCACGAAGTGACCCTCTCGAAGCCCGGCAAGGGCGCGAAGAAGGCCGAAGAAGCCGCCCTCGAACCCGTCGCCGCCAAGACCGCCACCTCTGACGAAATCCCGCCTGCCCTGATGGAATACCTGAAGGAGCTCGTTGAGCAGGAAAAGAAGAAGGGCAAGAACGCCGAAAACGTTCTCCCCGGCGTGAACAAGAAGGATGTCACTGGTCAGCCCGACCAGGACGAAGAAGAGTCTTTCCTCAAGAAGAAGGAAGGCAAGAAGGCGGAAATCGCTCCTAAGAACGAGTCCATCGAGAAGTGCATGAAGAATGAGTGCGCCTCTGACGAAACCAAGGTTCACGAAGACGGTTGCGCCCCGACCAAGGGCAACACCACTCCGGTCGGTGACCTCGCCCCCCTCGCCAAGGACTCCCTCGACTCCGTCGTGGATGTCGCCGTCGAACGCCTCGCCAAGGTCGCCAAGGCCAAGCAGGAAGTCGAAGAGAAGCTCGTCAAGCAGGGTGAAACCCTCGCCGCCGAAACCAAGGCCAAGGACGAAGCGATGACCGCTGTCGCCCAGCTCCAAGCCAAGTTCGAGGCGATGATGACCAAGCTCTCCCAGGCCCAAGCCGCGGATAACGCCCTCGAAGCCAAGGCTGCGAAGATTGTCGCCGCCTCCGCCTCCGAGCCGGTCGCCGCTGAAATCATGGGTGACGCTCCGAAGACCGACGCTGACTTCCTCGCCCAGTTCGAGGCCATCGCCGACAAGCGTGAGCAGAACCGCTTCTTCAAGGCCCACGCCGCTGCCATCAGCCGTGCCGCCCAAGCGAACCTGAAGGCTCGCGCCCGCTCCTAATCTTACCACTAACCCAACACACACACAAACATGGCAAGAGGCGGAATTGGAACTTACGCAACAGGCTACGCAGGCGGCTCCGGTGGAGTCCGCCGTGATGCCGAAGTCACAGCCGCGAACCGCGCCGTCGGTTCGGGTGGCGACGTGACTGAAGCCCTTGGCCGCGTGCAGAACGCTGGCGGTGGCGACATCAAGGTTTCGGGCGAGAAGCTCGATGCTGTCCTTGGCAACACCCCTCGTGGCGTTGCTCAAGCCGAAGACGGCTCTATCATCGTCCAGAACAGCCGTTTTGGTGGTGAGGGCGTCTCGGTCATCAAGCCTAATGGTGAGACGACTACTGCCCCGAACGCTACGGTTTCCGTCAGCCCTTCCGGTGTCCAGTCCGTCCAGATTGGCAAGCTTAACTATGTCATCGCCCGCACTCGTGTGGACGTGACCAAGAACCAAAAGGATGGCGTGGTTAGCGTCACCCTTCCTCCGTCCCTCCGTGGCGCTCGCTTCGATAAGGCGGGCAACGTGAACGGCTGGTCCATCAACCCGAAGGCCATTCCGAACAAGGAAATCCGCGCTGCTGCCTATCGTCTGATGGGCAAGGATGGCGTCCTCCGTATCCCGGCTGGTTCGCCCCTCGCCAAGCGTCTCGAAGGAGACATGTCGAAGGCCGGCTACGGCCGCTCCACAATTCAGAAGGTCAACGAAGCGTTTGCCGAAACCGGCACGGTCTACCGAGCTGGCGACGACGCCGCTGGTCGCACCGCCGCAGGCCTTGAGCGTAAGCCCAAGGAGAACGCTTGAGTTGACAACTTTCCAACCCGAAACCCCTTAACCCCTAAAATACTATGCCAGGCAATACCCCAGGTAATCTCGGAGGCATCAACCTCCAAGTCATCGCGCAGGACTCGCTCACAACGCTTCTTGCCCAGTTCCCCCTCGTCAACAAGTTCACTACCGACTTCGGTGGCGACATCCTCCAGCGCGGTGAGTCTGTCACGACTCGTATCGCTGATGGTGTGGCTGCGACCGACATCGGCGCGAACGGCTACTCCCGCTCCGACGTCAAGTCGAACGCCAAGACCGTCACCCTTAACAAGCATAAGGGTTTCGTGATGGGCTTCTCTGACGGCGAAGTCGCCAAGGGTGGCTACGACGTCCTCCGTCGCACCTTCATCCGCCCGGCCGCTCACGCTGTCGTCAAGGCGGTCATGGACGATGTCTTCGGCCTCGTCGATGGCACCAACTTCCCCTCTACGGGCTACAATGGCACGGTTGCCGCTTTCGATGCCGACGCAGTCGCCGACATCTCGCAGGCTCTGACCGACGCTAACGTGCCTATGGCTGGTCGCACGCTCATCGTTCGCCCTGCCCTCTACACCTCCCTCGCCAAGGATAACAGCATCCAGGCGCAGTATGCTTCGGGCACCAACGCCCCGCTGACTGAAAACCTCCTCCCCCGTATCCACGGCTTCGAGGTGAACCAGTACACTGCCCTCCCTGCGACCATCACGAACCTCAAGGGTATCGCTGTTTCGCCGGAAGCCATCCTCATCGCGGCTCGTCTGCCGGCCACCCCGACCAACTGGTATGGTAATGTCGCCGTCGCTACCGACGCCGAGTCCGGCCTGTCCATCCAGGTCCGTGAGTGGTATGATGGTGACGCCGGTGAGCAGAAGCTCTCGATGTCCATCCTCTACGGCGTGTCTGTCGGTAACCCGGCCTGCCTCGCCAAGATTATCGCCTCCTAACCGAGGCGGTCATCGGACCAAACAAGACCTCATCTTCGGATGGGGTCTTTTTTTGTGCCAGTTGACAAGCGTCCACAGATACAAATCTCCCTGAACCATCATGGCTTACCCCAAGTATTCCTTCGTCCTGACAACCGCAGTTTCTGACGGCGCTGTCGTCATCACCGCTTACGCTACTACTGCCCTCGCCAAGGCTGCTTACGCCACCGCTCTGGCTAATGCCGACCTCGCCATCAAGCACCTCTACCTCGAAGCTGCTCCGTCTCGCTCGGTTGTGCCTAGCAAGGCCGAAGGCACCTGGACCGACGCTTACGGCGATGTCCGTGTCGTTCCGACTGGCGTCCTCGACTAATTTCCTGTTGACCTGACAGGAAGTCGAGACACGCTCGCTGCTCTATGAGCCAGAAGTTTTCTATCGTCATCGAAGTCGGAAAGGATGGCAAGCCCATCACGACCGGCTACATCAAAGCAGAAGCGAACAAGGCGAACGAGCATTTCGTTCGTCTCCGTGAGTCGGGTAAGGAGGCATACTTCTTCCAGCATCCGGTCGCAGACCGTCGTAGCAAGTCGGCCGAACAGGTCGCCGCTACGCTCGGCGAGCGTGATGCGGAAGGACATGTCGTCGCTCCGCCCGAAGAGAAGAAGGCCCCCATCCCGAACCACAAGGCGAACGAAATCCCGATGCCCGCGCCGAAGAAGCGTAAGGGCAACCAAGTGGAAGGCGTGTCGCTGAACATCGACGCCGATGGCCCTCAAGCCATCGACATGTAATTTCAACCCCCAACCCATAACGCACAATGATTACGTTCCTCATCGGACTGGTCGTCGGCTTCGTCGCCGGCGCTCTCGTCTTCCGCAACAACGCCGCCAAGGCCGAAGCCCTCGTTCAGAAGGCCAAGGAAGAAGCCGCGAAGCTCAAGAAGTAAGCACCTACTATGGCCAAGAAAGACCCGAACATTCCGGTCGAAGGTGATGACGCAGGCAATCTGCTCAAGGCCGGCTACGCCGCCAACGAGCTTGCCCAGGCGAAGAAAGTCTACGCGCAGGAGCTCAAGGAGCGTCCCGAAGTGATGGCTAACACCACCTTCTCGGACTTCCTCTACGAGCAGGCCGCCCTGGCTTACATCATCTCGAACGAAATCGAGTAAACGGAGGACTGGTTCTCTTCCCACAGGGGCATCTTAACGGATGCCCTTTTTTGTTGTTAGGTGGACACCCGCCCAATCTCAAATGGGTTCGCTTTGGGAAGAGATGGCTGCGGATGGTCCGGAGTTCCAAGAGACTTTCGGCCGCCCAGTCACGTTCCGTAATGCCACTTGGTCGGTTCTCATCAGCCGAGCTCCCATCGACCAGATGCTCACGGATGGTGGCTTTACATACAACGCTTCGTGGACGCTTCGCTTCCTTGCCCCGACAGGCAGCACCCTCGCAAACACACCCCCGGCTCACGGAGAACGCATTACTGTGTTCGGGAAGGTATGCACAGTCCTCAATGTCACGAACCGCCCTCCTGACCCTTGGATTGACGTCCTGGTCGGCCCGGCCGCCACGGTATGATTGGTGTCCAACTGACGGGCAACGGAGCGCCCCTACAATTCCAGATGAAGGCGCAGCAAGACGCCTTCAAGCATGGCTATGAGGAGTTGATGCGGACGGTGGCAATCTCCACCGCCCATAGTCTTTTGAGGCACTCTTTTCCGGCTGTCGGCAACGAACCTTGGAGTGGTAATGGCAACTCTGCCGCAGCCAAGGAGCAGGGGGAATACAACCTAAGAAAGGACATCAACAACATGTTCTACCCACTTTCCAATCACTCGGTAAAAGAGCTTGTGGGGATGCGAAACCCAGCCGTATTCCAGTTGGATAACCCGATACAATGGCGAGACGAAAGTCTGGCCCGGGCTTGGGCCAATCAGGACATGGATACCTTGTTCATGTCGTTCCAGAGCTTGGGCACCTACACGGGTGAGAATGACTGGCTCAACCTTGAGAACACGATGTTCAACGAGGTTCAGGCGAACAAGGTCAACTATGTGGGCATACCCAATGAGGAGCTGCACAAGAGGGCTATGGTTAACGGTCGTTGGGATAAGAAGACGCGCTACGCCGTCAAGAACAGGGAGGTCATCACCCAATTCATCGCCAAGAAGATGCGCGACATCGGTAAGTCTGCCAACGGCTGGGTGGACTGCATCAGGAAGCTGGGCAGTCAGGTGAGCCAAGCACTTCCCGGTAAAGGGTCTGGCTCCGTAAAAATCGACCGGTCGAACGGCAGTATCACATACTCGCTGGATAACGCCCACGGCGACCCTAATGGGATGATAACCAAGAGCCAGGTCTTGACCAAGGTGATGGCTGAAGAGCAGCTAAAGATGAACACCCTTTTCCAAAACCTCATAAAGCGGGTCACCGCCATTACGCCGAACTCGGTGGCAAGACCTCCGGCACTACCTCCTCCGCTACCCCCACCTCTACCAAGAAGACCTTAAATGAGCATCAGAAGAGCAGTCGAAGCACACATCAAAAGGGTCATAGACCCTTATGTCCCCAATCCTACGAATGGGTGGACGCATGTGGTCGTGGAGTCCTTGCGGCTTGAAGACCGCCCGATGCCTGGGGTCGTCGTGATGGCCGGCGCAGCCAGTCCTGCCTTCGGCAATCTGGTAGACTCATTCGGGAACTACAACATTCCGGTGACAGTCGTGGTCATGTCTTCCATCGACGACACGACGGTAGACAAGCACTCGGAGCTTTCCCACCAAGTCAGTAGGCTTCTCCAGTCCCCGACGCACAGGCGCGTGTCCAAAATCCAAGGGCTTATTTTCTACGACATTGTCGCCGGAAGCATCGGTCAGGAGAACCAGGGTCGCCGCATGGTGACCGTGATGAACTTCGATGCCATCGTGAATTACATGCCAGAAACGCCTATTGCTTGAGGGCTAGAGTCAAAGTTGACAACTACCCACCAACAATAACAGACCGCTATGCCAAACCCTCCGCTTCCCCTCGACCCGACGGCGTCTCCGATTACTTACGGCACGATTATCCACTTCGGTCTTCCGGACCTTGAGGTGACCGGTATCCTTATCGACTCCTACAAGCGTGACCAGCAGTATGCGGACACGCAGGAAGTGCAGAACCAGGCTGGCATCACGGTTGGTATCCGTATGACGGACTTCCGCGCCAACGTCTCCGTTGACGGCCGCGTCATCGAGAACGCATCCGGTGGCGTTGATTACACGGTCAAGGTCGGCGACGTGCTGGAAATCAATGGCGACAAAATCGTCATCAACAGCGTGTCCTACTCTGGTCAGGCGAAGGGTTTCCACTCCCTCTCCATTTCTGGCACCGCTTACTCTGGCATCGCCGAGCTCGCTCCGAAGGGCATTACGACTCCCTCGACCATTTAACCGGACATGGATGGTCGTTTTCTAACGGCCTTTATCCTGCCCGAAAAGTGGGAGATTATGGGCTACAAACTCAAGCCATTCAGCTTGAGGCACACCATGACTCTTACGGCGCTGGGGTCGCCTATTGTGGCTGGGGACATGCCGCGTGTTAAGCCGGAAGACATCATCATCTTCCTGCGCGTGTGCTCGTCGGAGAACGCCTTCGTCGCCTTGAGCAAGCCGTCCATCTGGGACAGGTGGTGTCAGGCCCGGATGGAAATAAATACCTACTACTACTTTGACCAGTTGATGGCCATCAACGAATACATCAAGACATGCAACACGATGCCATCGACTTACGCCAAGGAGGATAAGGAAGAGAAGAAGGGCGACAATCTGCCGGTGGTTCTCGGTCTGGCTACCTCCCTCATGTCCAAGCTCAACTTCACCAGGGACCAAGCATGGGACACCACCGTAGGCCAAGCAGTCTGGTATCTGACTGCGTATGCCATCGCCGAAGGCGCCGACGTGAAGATTATCAGCACCCAAGCCGAAGCCAAGATGAACGATGAGCGCGAGATGCTCATCAAGATGCAGAACAGCGCCCGTGAGCGCCTGAAGAAAGCGAGGGTTGGCTAATGCCCCCAGCAGCCGGCGGCGGGGCGGGGGGTAGCGTTAACGTCCAGGCGTCCTTCTTCGGAACGGACAACGTCCTCCAGCAGATGAACGTCATCGGCCGTGCCGGTGAGAAGTTCGGCTCGGAACTGGCTGGCAAGTTGGGCAAGATGTTCGGTGCGGTTGCCATCGGCACGATGGCCTTCCAGAAGCTCGAGCAGTCCATCGGCAAGAACATGGCTACGGCGAAGCAAGTGTCGTCCCTAGCCATCAAGTTTAACGTAGACCCGTCTGCGGTCCATTCGATGAAGATTGCGGCGGACGACGCAGGCGTGTCCATCCGCTCGCTGATGATGGCTTCCAAGCAGTTTGGCAAGGTTGCTGGAGAGTCCTTGTCTTCAAAGGCGGCTGCGGAGAACATGAAGCAGCTTGGCATCGAGTCGGAGAAGTTGGCTCAAATCCAATCGAAACCTATGAAGTTCCTGCCGGAGGCGGCGGTAGCTTTGGCAAGCATCGCTGATGAAAACGAGCGGGCTGCGGCGGGTGCTTTCCTTTTTGGACGCCAGTATCAGCAGATTGCGCCCCTACTTGAGAAGCTGGGGCACGATGAGCAGGCGCGTGTGGACTTCCTGTCCAACGCCAATGCGATGACGAACGAGCAGATTGCCCTGAACAAGGAAGCTGCTCGCATCCAGTCGCAGATGTCCGACTCTTGGGACAAGTTTGTGGCGGCCGGCACCCCGGCTCTCAACTGGGTGATGAACTTCGCCAACTACATGATGAACGCACTGATGGCGCAGGAGAAGCTCATCTCGAACCAGGGCAAGCTTAAGGATGCGAAGGATAAGCAGAACGCAGGCAAGGTGGCATACAACCTGTCTGCGGAGTATGACGCTATGAAGCAACGCTCCGAGCGATACAAGAAGGCGAAGGAGTCTGGCGACGTCAGCGGTCTGTCCCCGGAAGACCTTACCGAAATGGAGGAGATGGACAAGGCCGGTGGCGTGGATGCCTATTTCAAGAACCAGTATGCGCAGCTTTCTACGGCTGGATTGGCTGGTAAGACTGGAAAAAAGACGGCCGAATGGGTGACTGACAAGATGGATTACGTTCCAGGCATCGCAATCATGAACAGAATAGGCCTCAAAGGGCTGGTTGATTACGGAAAAGAAACTGTCATAGATGCCGCCCGAAACACGTCAGAGTTCCTTACTCCCGGTGGAAGCTCCGAAGGTCTTTCCCCAAGACTCAAGGCAACCGTCGACTCCGGCGCGGCCGCATCCGTCAGCGACGCCCAATGGAAGGAGATGGACAGAGCGATGCAGCTTGCGACATTGGCTTCAGGGGGCGGTGAGCTTTCTACCCTTGGTAAGAGATACCTAACGGAAGGTCAGGACGAGGAAGCTGCGGCTCTTGGCGAAGCCAAGGCGTATGCGGTCAATGCCAAGCGTTCGGCTAGTCGTCTTGCTGGTTATGAATACGACCCAGAGACGGACAGGAATTACACCCCGGAGGAATACGCACGACTTATGCAGGCCAGAAACGCCGACAAGCTGTCTGGTAAAATAGGCGGCTTCCAGGACGCCAAGGCGCGTCGCGCGGCCGAAAAGAAGGAGAAGGCACAGGGCAGAGCCCTTGCGAAGTCAGAGCGTCGCCTGAACGAAGAGAACCTTACTCCGGTGCAGAAGGCAGAGGAGGCCATCCGAGACATCCAAAGCGACATGGAACCTATTCAAGAAGACATCGCCGAGAAGTCCGAGGAAGAGGCCGACGCCGCTGTTCGCATCAAGACGAACAAGGAACAACTTATCGCCCTCGAAGAGAAGAGGCAGAAGCTTGAAGCCGAGGGCGCAAAGGCGTTGGCAGACATGCGCCAGAAGGCCAAGGACGCCGGACTGGGTGACCTTACGGAAGACGAGGTCAAGCGAACAACGAATGCCTACAAGCTGTCGGCAGATGAGCTCGAAAAGATTGGTCAGTTGAACGGCCAAATCAAGGGCGACGAAAAAATCCTTAAACAGACCCAGGGCGAAAAGGTCGAACTTCAGACCAAACTCAACGGCGAGAAGGCCAAGGAGATGGCGGCTATCGAGGCCCTAAAGAAGGCGAAGGAGGCAGACTGGGCGAAGGAAAAGAAGGCGGCGAAGGACATCGCCGACGACAAGAAGGCGTATGAGCGCGAAATGCAGGGCTTGAAATACAAGAACATGAAGCTCGAGGGTGCGTCGCAGCTCGACATTATGAAGGAGCGATACAACGACGAGTTGGCTCACTACACCGAGGCGGCCCAAGAGCGTGAGAGCCTAGAGGAAGAGATTGCTGCCAAGCAAGCAAAGCGAGTCGAAGAAGCGTTTATGGCTGGCGAGGCCAATCCATACGAAGCGGGCAAGGCAACCGACGAGGAAACCGCTCAACTTAAGGCGGCACGTGAGAAGCAGGACTCCGGGCGAAAGGGTCTTGAGGATGCCCTCTATGCGATGGACAGCATCAAGCCGAAGGCGGTGGTTAGCGAGTTGGGCAAGATGGGTGGTGGCGCGGCCGTCCAGTTCGGCAACAACCCGGTGGACGAAATCCGCAAGTCGAACAGCTTCCTCAAGGCCATCGAAAAGAACACCTCCTCCAAGGCCATCAAGGAGGTCCAGAAGTTTGAGACGAAGGCAGAGAAAGCTTACAAAGAGATGGAGTCGGGCCTGTTCGGTGAAGATGTCCCGATGTAGGCCTCCCCAAGTGGACACAAGTCCATAACAAATGAGCAATCCTCCTCTACCGGTCGGCGGTAGCCCGACTTTCGTTGACATCGGGCAGACGGACAACGTCATCCAGCCGAGCTGGCAAGTGAGCGAAGATACGAGAGGCCTACTTGAGGGGGACTTGAGCATCCGCTACACGCAGGCAAACCCCTTCAGTCCTCGCACGCCCGACTTCCCCAGTCGTGGTTCTACCCACCCGTTTGACAGCCGCCTGAAGTGCTACAAGTCGAGCGCCTCGATGAGCTCGAACGGCTCCATTGTCGTCCAGGCATCATACATCGGCCTGAAGCAAGACCCTACATACGCAGAGACGGAGACATCGGGCACGACGTCCGGCAACCCGATGCCCCTGCACCCGAACTTCAAGGTCATCGCTATGGCCGTCCAGCCTGATGCCAACGGCGAGAACTTCCAATACTATCCCTTTGTCCGCACACAGAACGAGGACGGCTTGAACTTTGAACGCTTCGATGCGGTCAAGGCCCCGGAGGGGCTTCGTGGGGTGGAGTCTTACTACGCGCCGCGTGCGACCGTCCGGGTGAGCTTCTACACCGCCTCGCTGGGAACTGCGGAGAAGATGCTGTCGAACATCGGCACAATCGCCGATGTGCCTTACCTTGCCAATGGGCCAATCCCAAAGGGGGGCAACTTCCTGATGACCAATGCGTCGGTGACGACCTATGGGACTATCTACAAAATCTCCTCGGAGTGGATGATGTCGGAACAGGGTCACACTTGGACCGACAAGCTTTACCGTCCGTTCGGTTCCGGCGGCAAGAAAGTGCCCCAATACACGATTGGCGGCGACTACTCCATCAAGGCATCTTGGACGTTCTAAATGGGCAACGCAAAAGCACCGGGCAAGAACAACTTGGGGCTGCCGAAGGTCGGCCCTGGGGACCGCCTACAAGCGTCGCATCTGAACAAGATTGCGGACTACCTTTCGACCCTTACTCCTGTGCAGGGCGCAGGGGCGAACCAACAGGTCACGCCATCCGGCTCGTTTTCCACGGTCAGCAAGCGTCCAGTTCCTGGGCATCCTTGGAAGATGTCCTTCAATGGCACTCAAATACACATTGAACTAGGCCACTTCTTCGTCAACAGACCGCTTGCCGGTGGCGCGAACTTGGTCACCACGATGAGCTCCAAGCTCGGCAACAGCCGCAACGCTTGGCTCTTCCAGTGCTATGAGCCGTCGGGTCCGACCTGGAACGACTCGAAGGCAAACGACCTATTCTACATGGGGGGAGCGGAAATCTTCTTTGAAGACCCGGACTGCAACGCCATCTCGAATAAGCAGCTCTACGTTTCGACTGACGGCTTGCGCACGAAGCGCAAAAAGGGGCTGTTCTACATTGAGATGGGGGCCTGGAATGGCAGACAGATGTCGCCGCCATACCCCCAGCCCGGCTCGTCGCAGCAGATGAACGGGGCGAACCTTGCCGCCGCCGCCTTCAACGAATACAGCAAGCAGATGAAGGGTAAGATAGTGCCTATCTTCAAGTGGGCGCCGCCTGAACCAGCGACGCTTAATGGCGTCCAGTATCCGGGCATGTATGACATCAAGCAGTTCGTCTACCCCATCGCCACGGTCACGAACAACTGGCACCTGTTTCAGGGCATCAGCTCGGACATCTTCCATGTGGCTGTGCCGACAAAGCCGTTCGAGGTGAACCTGTTCAGGTCGGATGGGGCTACGAAGGCGAGCATCTTTCCGGGACTGGTTAACCAGATTGTGCCGAAGATTGGCTCCAAATACTTGGATGAACTGCCGGCCCCAGAGTTGGCCATCTCGGGTCCTGGGCGTATCCTAATCAAGGCGACGTATGAGTCGCGCAAGTTCTTCCCAAGGAACACGGAAATCGTCTTCAACGCTGGTCAGAACGTCCCGGAGGACACAGAGACGAACGGCTACTTCCAGATTGCTTCTGTCGCTGTGGTCAACGGCGTGCCGCAACTGACGCAGCTCTCGACAGGAAACAAGCTCGTGAACCGCTTCAAGATGGGGGCGACGGGTGCATACTGGAGCTGGTCACAATGACGCAACAAGCGCCGCCTACGCCGCTGGCAGCTGGGAACTACCAGAAGGGCGCTCTCATCGGACTGGGTAAGACGGCATCCTGGGACTGGCCTTATGTCCGCCTGCTCCAGAATTGGACCTGCACCTCTTACCAAATCACGAACCAATACAATGGTCAGCAGGAGACTGTTTTGACCACTCCCATAGAGGGTCAGGAGGCCGAATACTATTGGCCAGAGTGGAAGCCCAACATCGACTACTCCAATCAGTCGATAAAGCCGTGGGGGGTTTGGCGCGTGATACACAACAACCTCTACTACGAGCCGACCTTTTGGCTGTCGTCTGCCCAGACCGGCAAGCCGCCGTCTACCGCCGAAGCTCAAGTAGGCGACTACATCAACAAAGACCTCGATGGCGGTCAGATGGCGACGCCAAAGACAAGGGTCAAGAACCAGTCGCATCCCATAAGGGTCTGGCAGTGCCTTGGCACGTTGGAAGAGAACAACGGCTGGAATACGGCCTTTGGCTCATACAACTACAACGCAGAAACCGGCGAGCGTGCGCACGATTTTGCGCCCGTATTCTTGAACGAAACCATCTACGACCCTAACAAGATTGGGGGCGATGCCGTTGGCTACTACTCCGAGCAATACTTTCCAAACATGCTTACAGGTCGTGAGTTTGTCATTGACCCAGAAAACAGCAAGGACGGCAGCACGAGGGTAAAGCCCTTCACGGGCACAAAGGATGTCCAAGAGCCAGTCTTCTGGGACTACGCTACTGGCGCTATGCCGACGAAGGACATCGCCTGTGGTTCGCCATACGTGCGGTATTCAGGCAGTCAGCCCGGAGCGATGATAAACTACGGCATCTCGGTTAACCTTTGGTATCAGAAGGTCATTTTCAGGCAGTATCAGGTCAAGAATACAACCGCCGCTCAACCGGCTGGAGTCAACATCTCCATAGAAACACGCTATGCCGACAGCGTAGAAAACTCACTTGCCAGTGAAAACAAGGTTCACCTCGTTGACCTTCAGCCAGGTTCCGGCTTTGGCTTTGACTACTCGCAGAGTAATTGGTTTTTCTGGGGCTCCGGCGCGGGTCAGGTCTATTATTCGCAAAAGCCAGGTTCATACACGAGCTCGCAATCTGGAGTGCCGCCGAACTACACATACAAGGCTTCGGCAACGATGGGAGTCTACGGCGACACCAATCACCCCCTGGTTCTCACCCGCAAGAAGGAATACTATCTTGGGACGGAAAAGTATACCATCTCTTACAGATGGTATTATCCGCCTGAAGCTACGCCTAGCAACCCGCCGTCGAGAATAAAAGTCTTGGACAACATCACTTGGTCGAACAGTTATGAGGTCAGGTCGGTCCAGATGGGGGAGAACCAGTTGACTTACCCCGGCACCGACAAGGACGGAAAAAACCCTTGGGAAAATCAGGCCAACCAACTTGGCTCGTTTGTGGTGACGAGCGTCAACGCAGAGACGGAGCTTTCTTACATGGATTTAGACACCAATCTCTACTCCTGGGAAGGCAAGTGGGCTGACGATTGACATTAGGCCACTCTTACAATGCCTCTTCCAGCGCTCACCCTTTGGGCCGACTCCAACAAAAGCGAGCTTGTCGCCGGTTGGCAGGTCAACTCAAACCTCGGCACGCTCAAGCTCCGCCAAGGAGACACTATAGGCATCGAGCTGCACTGGGTCGAGCAAGGTTATGGCCGCCTGATGCGCGAAGTCATCTGGCCTGCGGCTGCCAACATTACGCTCGCAATCGGACGTATCGACACCCAGCCGACATCCGGCGTATTTCAGCTTGGATACGGAACGGAATACACAGCGGAGGTGGCCTACAATGTGTCTGCGGCGGCTCTACAAACCGCTTTGAACGCCCTGCCGACCATTACGGCTGAAGGCGGGGTCACGGTCGCCAAGACCGCCACGACATACCGCATCACTTGGAATACGCCTGGCGTGCCGGCGCACAGCATCACGCTTTACCAGAATGACCTGACGCCGACGTCGTCGATTGGCATCGGAACTGCGCGAACCGGAACATCTACTATCGCCCAAATCACGCAGCTGCACATCAAGCAGGCCCCAGTCGCCGTCTGCACCTCTTGGGTGACGCAAGACCCGCCGTCCATCACGGTCACGGAGACGCACGCACCCGCATACAGCGGGGACTACCGCATCTGGAGAGTCCTAATCTCGCCGAACCCGAAGTCGGGCACGTTCCGCCTGTCGAAGGTCATCAATGGCTCGACATACTGGACGGCTCCCATCCCGGTGGAAGGCATCACGGCTAACACGATTGCTGTTGCGACCGGCTTGACCGTCACGGCGGTAGACGACTTCGAGTTTGAAATCAGCCAGCCGCAGCTGCAACCAGACCCTACGGTTAACGTGTCGCTGATGGGCGCGGATGGCGCCGGGCTTATCGGCTACTCCTCGAAGTATGGGCAGTTGTCGATGAACTCCTTGGACGTGGAGCTGCTTTTGGGTGGCGCCGCCTCTGGCGCTGCCGTGCTTGAAATCGAGGTGGAGTTGGACGGCAAGAGGCAGACCTTGGTGCAGAACTCTGTCACGGTCTACAATGACCTAATAGACACCGACTCTTACACCCTTCAGGAGTGGGGTGACGTGATACCGGCGGACTCCGTGGTTCGCTATGACACCGCCCAGTCCCTGACATCGGGTCAGCAGAGCCAGGCGAGAACGAACATCGGCGCGATTGCGGCTGCGTCGCTGACGGCCTACACCACGAAGGACAACGAGCTTGAGGCGCGTATCGCATCCCTTGAGTCGATAAGCCCATCGACGGATGACCAAGCGGCTATCGCCGGGGCGAACGCCCCTTCTGCCACCAACGTCTTCGCCACGATGGACGACTTGGCTGGCAAGGCGAACACCACGCACACTCATGCCATCACGGATGTCACGGACTTGGCGTCGAGCCTAGCAGGGAAGGCGGATGCGAGCCACGCTCACATCATCGCCGACACGACAGGACTTCAGGATACCCTCGACGACTTGGCGACCAAGGCAGACGGAGTCCATACGCACGCCATTACGGATGTTTCGGGACTTCAGACCGCACTGGACTCGAAGGCAGAAAGCACCCACACGCACCCAGGACTTCCGTCGGGCGACGTGGCAGATGCGCTGACCTATGCGAGCTTGCCGTCGGCAGCAAACCCTTTTGCGACGCAAGACTGGGTCGGAGAAAACACGATGACAAACAACCCGACGGTGACGGTCAGCGGGGTGACAGGCACATACAACAACACGAACTACCCTTACGAAATCCAGTTGGTTGTTAATGGGACGACCTACTACATTCCGGCACGCATCTAATGGCAAAGAGCAGAATAAAGCTTTGGATTAACGCCGAAACCGGCATACTCTACGAGACATTCGGGTCTAATACGCCCGCGCAACCTCTCGTATTCCTCCAGGGCGACGCTTTGGACATGGAGCTGCACTTGGTTCGCCTCTCCTCCGGCCTCAATAGGCTCATGGAAGAGGTGGCTTTCCCAGCGAACTGCACCATCAGACTGGCCGTGGGCAAGGTTTCCACCGCACCGACTTCGGGGACATACACCCTGACATACGGCGCGGATACCATCACCTTGTCCTTCAACGCCACGGCGACGCAGATACAGACTGCGATGAACGCTATGCCGAGCGTGGTTGCCGCCGGAGGCGTCTTGGTCAGCAAGACATCCAATGCCCTAATAAAGATAGACTTCAATACCGCAGGGGCGAACGCAACGTTGTCCGTGGACGGCGACCTCCTGTCGCCCCCGACAGCGGTTAAGGTCATCACCCTCAAGACTGGCAGCCTGACCGTCGCTGGGTCGTTCCTAATCAAGCTGAAGCAGTCGCCGGTTGCCTTCCAGGGAACTTGGACGGACATCGAGCAGCCGACCCTCACGGTCACGACGCTTACGGCGAACCAGGCGAAGCGTGTGAGCATCTCCCCAGAGCCGAAGTCGGGCACTTGGGCTCTGACCGGCACGGCGGACATCTACACGAAGTATGTGAACAATGGGTATGTGCTTGACCCGAACTGGTGGGACGAAACCTACTCAAGCCGGTTCAGCATCAACGCCCCGGATACGGACGCAAACTTCGCGCAATACCAATACTCGGTCACCAAGGTCGATAACCACATCTGGGACTTCAGCTTGAAGTCGTTCGGCGGCACGCCTCCAGTCGGCTACACGATGCCTTTCTTGGCTGTCGGCGACGGCTTGGTGGGGTATCAGGGCAAGAAGGCGTATGTTGACTTCAATACCGCCGAGATTGAATACCTGTTGGACGGAGCGCCGCAGGCGACGACCTCCTTCGAGGTGGAAATCGAGGACGAGGACGGCAACAAGTGGACGGTCTTGCAGACGAACTGCACAATCAAGAACGACCTGATTGACCAGACCAACTTTTCGCCCCTATCGTTCGGTCAGGACGGCATACCGGAAGCTCCCGAAGACGGGCAGCTCTACGCTCGCAAGGATGGCGAGTGGGAAGCGTTCCTTCCAGAGGACAACATTGGCATCCCCGAAGCCCCTGTTGACGGAACTCCATACTTGAGAAAAGACGGCGCCTGGAGCGCCGACATTGACGGAGGGACATACTAAATGAGCATTTCCAATCAAGTAAAGTTCAAGCGTGGCGGCACTTTCTCGGCGGAGATAACCATCACGCCGTCGGGAAGCCTAACCAATTTGGTGGGCGTAGCCATCCAGTCTTCAGTCCAAGACTCCCGCGCCCTGACATACGCCCTTCAGGTGACCATCCCAAGCGAGAACGGCTTGGTCTTCTCCCTCCGGGGCGACAACACGAAGACCTGGAACCTTGGCCCAGCCATCTGGGACATCAAGTTCATCCGTGAGGGCGTCGTATTCTACTCGGACACCATCGAGTTGAACATCGTGAAGCCCGCCACCCCCGCATGATTACCGCCCGCCTGAACAGCATTGGTTCGCTCACCGTCCGTATGCAGGACGCTTGGCCGCCTGCCATCACCATCAGCGTGGGCTCCGTAGCGAATGTGGCCTTCAACTTGGGCATCCCAGGTCCAAGAGGCCCAGCAGGTCCTCCGGGCGATGTCACCGCTTCGAGCATAGGTCAGCTCGCCGACGTGGAGTTGTCAAATCTCCAAGACGGAGACGCCATCGTCTACTCTGCCACCAAGTTCCGAAACCTCCCCATCGAGAACATCACCGACGGTGGTAATTTTTAATCCAAATTGTAATACCCCTCAATGAGCAACATCCTCCGCATCAAGCGCTCCACGTCTTCGAGCGCACCGACCACCCTACAAAACGCTGAGCTCGCATACTCCGAAGCTAGCAACAAGCTCTACATCGGCGTGGGCACCGGTGGAGCGGGTGGTTCTGCGACCTCCATCGTCGCTATCGGCGGCACTGGTGCTTTCCTCGACCTTTCGACTGCTGCATCGACCTATGCACCCCTGGCCAGTCCGACCTTTACTGGCACGGTGACCATTCCGGCGGGCGCGTCGATTTCGGGCTATCTGCTTTCGTCTACCGCCTCGTCCACTTACCAGACCATCTCTGGTATGTCGTCGTATCTCACGACAGCCACGGCGGCCACCACTTATGCCCCGCTCGCATCGCCGACGTTCACGGGAACCGTCACAATCCCGGCTGGGGCTTCCATCTCTGGCTACGCTACTCTCGCTAATCCTACCTTTACTGGAACGCCTGCCGCTCCCACCGCAACTGCGGGAACTAATACAACCCAAATCGCCACGACGGCCTTCGTCTCGACGGCGGTAAGCAACTTGGTTGCGGGTGCAGGCGCGGCGCTCGACACCCTGAACGAACTGGCGACTGCCCTTGGCAACGACGCCAACTTCGCCACGACCATCTCGACCTCCCTCGGTGAGAAGCTGGTCAAGGCGAACAACCTGTCTGACCTGACCTCTGCGGCTACCGCCCGGACGAACCTCGGCTTGGGCACGATGGCTGTTGAAGCTGCAGCCGACTACCTGACCAAGGCGGGCAACCTATCGGGTCTGGCTTCGGTGTCCACGGCGCGAACCAACCTTGGTCTTGGCACCATCGCCACCCAAGCCGCCTCGAACGTCGCCATTACCGGCGGCACAATCGACGGCGTGACTATTGACGGCGGTTCGTTCTGATGACAGATAGCCACCACAGATGGCTAATACTATCAGACTGAAGAGAGGGACTGTCGAACCGACGGCAGGCTCTCTGGTGACCGGCGAGGTTGCCATCAACACCACGAACGGCAATGCCTACACATTGACGGACGCTGGTGATGTTGTGCAGATTGGTGCGTCGGCTGTGTCGCTGACCGCCACGGTCAGAAATGAAACCGGCGCGACCCTGACCAAGGGGCAAGTCGTCTACTTGAACGGAGCGAGCGGCAACAAGGCCCTTGCGGTCCTTGCTCAAGCAAACAGCGAAGCCAATTCCTCCGGCACATACGGCCTTGTCCAAACGGACATAGCCAATAACAACAATGGCACCATCGTCATCGCTGGGTTCATCAATAAGCTGAACACGCAGGGCTACACGGATGGAGATAAGGTCTACCTGTCGCCTACGACTGCGGGTGGGTGGACGACCACGAAGCCGTCCGCGCCCAATCACATGGTGTTTCTTGGGACGATTACTTACGCCCACCAAACCCAAGGGGCAATCCAGCTTCGCATAGCCAACGGCTTTGAAATCGAGGAGCTGCACAACGTCAGCATCTCCAGTGTGGCGGACAAGGACATCATCAGCTACAATTCCTCGACCGGATTGTATGAGAACCGCACCATCTCTGCCCTTGGTCTTCAGACCTCGGCGGCGGCTGCCGCAACCTATGCTCCGTTGGCATCCCCGACTTTCACGGGTAATGTGACGGCTGGCACGAACCTTGTCTCGGCAAACAGCTCCGGCGACGAAGGTGGCGAAATCCTCCTCGCCAAGCCACAGACCAATACGACCCTATCGGGGACTGGGGTCACCATCGACGTCTACCAGAACAAGCTTCGCATCTTTGAGCAGGGCGGTGACGCGCGTGGCGCATACATTGACCTTACGGCGGCTGGAGCGGGCGTGGCTACCAACCTTCTTGCTGGAGGTGGTGGCGGGACCTGGGGCAGCATAACCGGCACGCTCAGCTCGCAGACCGACCTCAATACGGCGCTCGGACTTAAAGCCAACCTAGCATCCCCGGCGCTCACGGGAAATGTCACGATTGCAACGAACTCGACCTCGCCTGCCTTGGTTATCACGCAGGAAGGCACGGGCGACATCATCCAGTTCAAGGACGTTGCCTCGGACACGACATACTCCTTCATCGACCAGAACGGCAAGGTCGGCACGATTGCCACGACAACCTCAAACGCTGGCTTCAACATCCCGCATGGCACGGCACCTACATCCCCGGTAAATGGGGACATCTGGACGACTACGGCAAGTGTCTTTGCCCGCATCAATGGGACGACGCAGACACTTGCTCAACTTGCATCTCCAGCTTTTACTGGCGTGCCAACGGCGCCTACGGCTTCGGCGGGAGCAAACAGCACGCAGCTTGCAACTACGGCCTTCGTCACGACTGCGGATAACCTGAAAGCAAACCTCGCTAGTCCGACGTTCACCGGCACACCAGCCGCGCCAACCGCTGCGACGGCGACAAATACGACGCAGATAGCGACGACTGCGTATGTGAAGGCGAACCTGTCATCGTATGCGACGACTTCCTATGTCACGACGTCGCTGAACTCTTACACGCCGACGGCAAGCTTGAACAGCGCGTTGGTCGGAACTACCGTGATGACGGTGTTTTCTGACATCGACCCCGTTTACAGTAATCACAAAAACGCCGTCATTCTCATCGACACGGAGATGGCCACTTCCCACACCATCACCTTCTGGGGAGACATTGATGACGGCGGGATACCGGTCGGTTCGCAGATTGTGTTCGTCCAGATGGACACCTATTCGGCTTACTTCCAGGCTGCCTCCGGCCAGGGCGTGACGCTTATCAGTCGTGGTTCGCGCTTCACGATGAATGGTCAATACGCCGTTGCCACGGCAATCAAGATTGCACCCAACACCTGGGTGCTGTCTGGCGACCTCGTATGATTGTAGGACTCCCCGGCATCATCGCAGGCGGAGGCGGCGGTATCCCTCCATACGGCACTTTCCTGTATGGGGTTTGCACCGAGACGACCATCATGGATGCGGCGAGTAATAGCTTTACTGGCTACTACAACAAGGAGAACCACTATGCCGACGGCGTGGGTGGCTCTTACATAGTCAACTCGACCGGTGAGTCGCCATGCCATTACCCGTATGGCTTCTACCTAACTATTTCCAATAACCCAGTGACCATCTACTGGGAGGGTTGCTCTTCGACCGGCTACTTCTACGACGCAGGGACGCAGAACTATTCCCAGATGGCAGACGGCGCAGGAGGCGTGATAACCAACGACTCCATCAGCTGGAACTACTCCAGCGGATACTACATTTACGACAATGGGACGGACTGCCGAATAGTCCTCGATACCCAGATGTATCCCTACTACTATGTGGACAACTACTCGACTACTTGCCCGATGTATGGGGAAAAGGTCGGGACTCCATACTGGGTGGATGGCGAGTTTGCTGGACTCTACCAGAACTACGCTGACGGCTTTTGTGGGACTTACCAAGGGTCGTGGGACAACAACCCGCCTTACCCTGCGTATGGCGTGCAGATGTCGCTGCCGAGTTATTTCTCCGGAGCTTATGACGCAAACAATGTCTATTGGGAAGGCGTGACCGGAAACACTTACACATACTCTGATGGGTATGGTGGCACATACACGAGCACGGTGCTTTACCTGTCTGGATACTCTGGCTTTGCGCTGACCGCCACCGGCGTAAACACGAACAACTATGACATGATGTGGAGCGCCTATGACTCCAATAACAGCCCAGTCTACCCTTGGACGTATGGCTACACGGGGTCTGATGGTTCAGGCGGGTCCACCTTCTACACGGTCACCCCATCATACTACACCGTCCTGTCGCCTTACTTTTACGAGTATTGGTCGGGCAACGGCGGCTACATTTACGCCGACGGCAACGGCGGATACTTCTTCAACGCATCTTCACCTCCATAACCTATGAGCATCGCAAGAAAGAACATCGTCATCCCGGAGGGCTGGGTTGCCTTCTACGACTCGACTACGAAAAAGGTCGCAGGCATTACGCACTTTCCCAAGGGCGGAAAGGCCTTCACTAGTCTTGCCTTCACCGTGGCCGCGTCGAAGGAAGACCTAATAGCCCTCATCACGGAAGAGCAACTCGACTACACGCCCCCAACCGCCTGACGGAAGGGGTGGACAAATTGTCCATCATTGTATGGGCAGACCGTTCACACTATTCACAGGGTTGCTCACAGCCCTGGTTCTCCTGACTGGATGCTCTCTGTTCGACGGCAAGAAGGAGCTGCCTCCTCTCCCGGAGCCCGCAACGACCAATGGTCTTGCAGGCGCGGAGAAGGAGTTGGACAAGGCGACGGCAGAGCGCCTATCGAAGGCTGCGGCCGCTGTGGGCATGGCAAATGTCCTCGTCGACAAAGAGCCGCCCTCGAAGAACCAAGAGGTCCTGAAGTCCGAAATCAAGCTCGCCAAGACGCTCGTCGGCAAGGCGGAGGATGCGGACTGGCAGGCGGCACAGAAACGCGCCCAAGCCGCTCTAGGCGGGCAACCAATTGCTGACGCTTATGGCAAGGAACAAGCGGAAGCGGTGGCGCTCCGGGTCAAGCTCAAGGAAGCGGACGCCAAGTATGAAGCGGAGAAGGCGAAGAAGCAGGCGGAGTTCGATGCGAAGCTCCAAGAGAGGGAGCAGGCACTGGCGCAAGAGAAAGCACTCCGTGTTTTGGAAGCTGAAGAAGCGCGGAAGGACAAGTTCCTATACCTGGGGGGACTTGTTTGCCTTGCTGGGGTGGCGTGCTTCATCTTCGGCCCGAAAGTCATTGGCCTTCAGCTTCTCGGCGCCGGCTTCGCCCTGTCCTCCTTCCCCTTCATCTGGGGCACTCCGTATTTCCCTTACATAGTCGGAACATTTGCCCTACTCGGCGCGATTGGGGTGGCACGTGTGGTCTTCAGAAAGAAGCCAACGTCTTTCGAGAACCAGCCGGACAATAAGCCCGCTGAATGACCACCCCTCCTTCACCTGACCCTGGAGCTGCGGGCGACGCAGGACGCGCCGCCGTAGACATAGGGCCTTATGTGAAGGACAGCATCATCGCATCCATCCTCGGCGGGTTTGCGATGACGGCGCGTATCCTCCTCTCGACGGAGCCGGTCACCTTTGGCTTCGTGCTTCGTCGCTTCCTGGCCGCAGCCATCACGGCTGCCATTGTCGGACTGGCGACCAAGGACCACTTCAACAGCACCGGACTATGGCTCTCATGCGTAGGCGGTGCGGGATACGCCGCTCCCGAAGTGGCAGACTACTTCCTCCGCTACGTGAAAGCGAAGGGGGAGGCCAAACTCAAGGAGGTCACCGGTGGCAAAGGCAAAGCCAAAGGCAAAGCCAAGAAGCGCAAGTAAGCCTCCTGCCGCGCCCGCCAAGAGCGCTGGAGAGGTCAACTTGATGTGGGCGTTGCTCGGCCTCTTGAGCATCTCGCTACTGGCCGCCGGGTTCACGGCGTGGACTTGCGACTATGTCCTTGCATCCTTCCAGGACTCGAACACGATGGCCCTCCTCATCACGGATGCTGGTCTGAAGAGTGATGATGCCAAGCTGGAGGCAAACCTAACAACGGCAACCAGGACGCTCGGCTACCTGAAGGACATCGGCCTGGCAGTCGTCATCGGCGGGACCGGCATCGCGGCCTCCCTGCTCCTGCGTCGCTACACGCAGAGGGGTTAAGACTGGGGACCTTCCCAGAAGCCCTCGTAAGACTCCTTGACCCAAAGCTTCTGCTCGGCGAGCGGGCGGTCAGGGTTGAAGTCCCAAATGGCGTAAGCACCGCAACCGGCGCACTGGCTTTCAGCCGTCCAGGTCTTGCCGTCGATGGTGATTTCTGGTTCGCCAATCCATCCCTTGTCGCACTTCCAAGGACAACGGATGTTAGGCGGCGTATTCATGTTCATCGGGTGAGTCGGTTGACACCTCTCAAAGGGCGTCGTTGTTGTTGTTTGGTCATGTGGTAAAAGGCGAGTGACCCCTTACTCGCAAACGGCGCAAGCCGTGGAAGCCAGATGTCACAGTCTGGCTTCTGTCTTTAGAGGAGTTCCTTCGCCTTGCGGAGCATCTGCTCGGCTTCCTCGATTTGAGCGCGGAGGAGGTTGAGCTCGTTGCCGGCGTATCGGGATGATAGGGCTTCCTTCGCCTTCTCATGGCGGGCGAACAGGACATCGTGGGTATCTGCATCCGGGGCGGCCCAGCGATGGTGGTTCTCCACAAGGAAGGCGGAGTTATCGACTTCGTCGGAGGCGTAGTGGAGAGCGACGAGGTGCTGCTTCACGACTGTTAGGTATTCCACGGCGGTGGCAGTAGCCATGAACGCATCGTGGATGGACTGGGTTGAGGGTCTGCTGCTCATAGATGTGGGATACTCTTACCCTTGGGTAATAGTCAACCGCTAATAACCATAATCCTTCGGGTTGAGGTCATACCGGGCGAGGATTTCAAACAGCTCGGACTCGTAGTTGTCGATGAGCCAGTGGGCGCGCTCCCTGCCAGCGTCGGTCTTGGTCTGGTTCAGCTCCAAGTCTTGGCGTAGCGACCGGATGGCGACCCACAGGCGGTCAGCCCGCCCAAGGTCATAGTCCTTGTCACTCATGCGACGGTGACCCCATAGAGTTTGACGCCGTCCTTGCGGACGTAGTCCCAGGACTTGTCGCGGCCGCACGAAGCGCCGTGCGAGTATCCGCCGTTGTAGGTGTCCCCCCGGAGGCGAACCGCCTTGCCGTAAGCATCCGCCTTCTCCTCGGTGTCGAAGTAGTGGATGCCGAAGCAGATGCGTCCGTCGATTTCGACCGGAGGGCCGGCCTGCTTGAGCAGGGCAGCGATGTTAGCCATTGGTCACCTCCGGCTTCTCGAACTCCTTGATGAACCAAGGCGACCAGGCCTCCATGTATTGGAGTCCCCGGTCGAGGTCACGCGCCTCCTCCTTGAACACCTTGGCAGCCCCGTGGCGACCTTCGGCCTTCGCCTTGGCGTAGTTGGCCTTGGCGTTGTCCAAACGACGCTGGAAGCGAACCAGCAGCATCCGATGATAGACCCAAGCGTCCATGTTAGTTCTTCTTGGTGTTGATGCGGTTCATACGCTGGACGGAGGCGTCGATGGCGCGACGCTGGAAATCCAGCATCTCGTCCTCCTGCTTGTCCTTCCAGGTGGCCCAGATGACGCAGAGAGCCATCGCACCGGCTTCCATAGCGTCGGCGAGGTTCTGGTTCTCATGGCTCGTCTCACGAGCCTTCTCGCGCAGGGCGAGAGCGGACTCGAAGAGAGCGTCGATGACTTGTGCTTTGAGGGTGGCTTCGCTCATAGGTGTTAGACAGGGTTGCCGTTCATGTCGTAGCCGCCGACATCGCCGTGTTCGGGCGAGGTCTTGGTAGCGGGGGGCAGGGTGCCGGCAATCTTCATCGCGCGGTGTTCGGCGACTTCCTTGCGGAAGGCGGCGGCACCGGCGTGGCGGTCCTGCACGGACTGGGCGGCGGCCGCTTCCTTGGCGAGGCGAGCGGCACGGCGGTCAGCGAGGCGCTTGTGCCAGCCGGACATGCCGTGAGAGGAGGGAGGGATGTTGGTCATTGTTCTGGGTGGGTGAGAGTGTTAGGCGTTGCCCGCCATCTTCGCCTGCACCTTGCGGTGGGCTTCGAGGGCGATGGGGTCCACCTGCTTGTAGAGGCGCTCGAGCTTCTTCTCGGCCTTGTGGAGGGCGAGCTGCGTCGAGAGCGTGCGGGTGTTCTCGTGGCGGAGCTTGGCGACCTGGAGGTCTTCTTCGGCACGGGTGACGTTCTTCGGGCTGATGTTATTTCGGTTCATGGGTGAGAGATGAGTAGTGTGGGCGAGCGGTTGCGAAAAGTCAAGCGACTCTTTTCAAGTTTCTGCGGAAGCGCCGGTGGGAGAGGATGCCGAGCAGGAACGCACGGACCTCCGTCACCGTGTTGCAGTCGTAAGCGTGCGTCTCCAGGTCCTTGGCGAGGTCGTAGATTTGGACGGAGTAGCGGGGCTTCCCGCACACGACCTCCCAAGTGTCAGACTGGCGGAAGCGAACCAACGGCTCTGCCTCGCGCGTGGCGTTCATAGCCACGACGATGTTGTGCAGACCCGACAGGCAGCGGACCTCGTTGAGGAGCGCCACCGGCGTGTTAGGCACGTCCGCCGGAGAGTAGCAGATGAGGGGCTTGCTCATACGGTTTGAGAGTCGATGTATTGGTTGATGGCGGCGTCCACAAGGGTCTTGAGGTCCTTACCGTGAGCCGCGGCGAAGTTGCTCGCCCGGATGAGGGCGATGCGGGAGCAAGGAACGGACTTCTCGTCGGCATTGTTCCAATCCCGCTTGTAGCCCCTCTTCTTGTAGGCCTTGGTCAGGCCGAACTCCCTGCGGAAGCGCGACACGGTTGCCGGAGCGATGTCGAGCAACTTGCAGATGCTTTGGACGTCCTTGCCTTCCAGTGTGAGGTTCTTGATTTTCTCGATGGTTTCCTCGTCCAACTTGCGTTCCGTCCCACCAGGGACGCGGCCTGCCGTAAGATTGTATTTGTGGCCGACCTTCCAGACCGTCGGGTAAGACGCGCCATACTTCAAGGCGATGTCCCGAAGCGTGATGCTTGGGTTCTTCATGTCCGCAACAAACGAAGGGTTGTTGAGCAGACGGTATTGTTGGGGAGGGTGCTTGGACATGTCGTGTTAGGATTTTGTTATGCCCAATTACGCCCGACGCACAAGGTGCCACAGGCCGAACCGGACGCAAGCCCAGCGGGGCAGCGAGGTGATGAACAGGGCGTCGCCGATGACGCAGGTGGAGACGGCGGACTCATAGAGGTCGAGGACGCCCTTGGTCGTGGTGACCCAGAGCTTGGCGCCCTGGCGTCGGTCCACCTTGATGGGATTAAAGAGTTTCATCTGCATGTTGGTAGGTTGGTCCGTCTCGGTTAGATAGTCAAGCGTTTGTTTAGCCGACGGAGATAATAATTTCCAGATACATCTCCACCGCCTCGTCGTCCCACTTGGAGACAGCCGGCGGGAAGCCGAGCTTCTTCCACAGGGCGTCCTTGAAGGACTGGGTGGCGTCGATTTTGATGAGCGGGTTGACGTCGGGGTTGCGGCGAAGAGCGCGGAGCTCCTTGCACACGAGGAGGAGGTTAACCGGACTGGGGTCGATGTCGGGACGCATAGAGAAGTGTTAGGCGTTGCGTGCAGCGGACCAGCGGCGACGGCCGACCTGGCGGATGAGCCACTGCTTGAAGGTGCCGGGGTTGATGTCATTGGCACGCATCTCGAACGCCTGCTCGCCGTAGATTTCGCCATACATGGTGATGGCGTCCGGCCAGACTTCAGCGTCCCGACCCTCGAAGGGCAGGAGCTTGACAATCTGTTCCGGCTTGAGGCGGGTCAGGTCCGAGGTGTCGGACTGCATGATGTTGGCGAGTTTGGCGAGGCGGGGCATAGTGGTGTTGATTGGAACGAGATGGAGGTTGATGGGTTCGCAAGCGGTAGTCAACAAAAAAGATTTGCGACCTGTCTTATCCTAACAACCGGGGGCAGAGATTGACAGGCAGCAACGCTTCCCGATACCTGACTTCCCTTATGTCTCAAGACACCCCTTCTCCTGCCTCCACACGCCTCACAATGCTCGAACAGGACTTCATCTATGCGAACGAGATTGGAGCTCGCCTGCGTCGCTCTGAAGCCACGCCTGCGACCATCCAGGCGCACCTGCTCCTGCTCGCGGCTATCCTGGCGGAGATGGATAGCCTGAAGTCCGCCTGACTGGTCTGTTAGGTCGCCCGGACGATTTCTGAAAATAGTTCTCGACAATACGCAAACGCTTGTTCAAGGTGTGTGGACTCTCACCGCACTACCATGACTAAAGCCATCCTCCTGGACGCCCGCAACAACACCGTCCAGTTCATCACCATCAACTCCTTCGAGGACATCTCGAAGTTCGGCAAGTTCAACCTCTTCACCTGCGTCCAGGTCGACGCCAAGGGCAACACGCTCTTCGTCGATGACGAGGGACTCATCAACGGCACTAACGTCGGCTTCGCCTGGGAAGGCATGAAGCAGGTGCTGATGGGCAACGCCGTCATCCTCGGCACGGACCTCAACACCGGCGACTCCGTGGACACCGACCTCACGCTCGAACAGGTGCGCGACAAGACGCAGTGCTTCGTCCGCTTCGGCCGCAACTTCATCAAGGCCCCTGGCCTCGGACCTGAAATCGTCGCTTGACAGATTACGCAAACGCTTCCATAACGACCACCTCTCACCATGACTCCCATCGAAGAAATCCAGACCATCCGTAAGGACCTCGCCTTCCGCGGCGAAAACGAAACCCGCCTCAAGCGTGCCATCCTCACGCTCGAAGCCGGCGGCCTGTCGCCCGAAGCCCAGCAGATGGTCGTCGGCCTCCGCCTCGCCCTCAAGGAGAACCAGCGCTTCATCGAAGCCGGCCTCGCCACCATCCGCACCATCAAGGCGGACAACGGCATCAACGACTCCACCATCGTCTAACCTCTCACACAACACACGACTATGACCCAACTCGAAATCAACCTCGACACCGGACTGCCCACGCTGGTGCCTACCAAGGAGAGCGACACTGGTCGCTACTGGAAGCTCGCCGTCTCCAAGGACCTGGCGCCGGCCTCCAACGCCAAGTGCGAGCTCACCAACCTCTCGATGTGCTCCCTCACGGACATGCGGAGCAACCTCTGCATCTCGTTCGGCATCCAGAAGACCGAAGACGAGAAGTTCAACGTGGGCGAGAACCTCATGACCCGCGGCAGCGAGATGCTTGAGGGCGACGAGCGTATGGAAGAATACCGCAAGCACCTCGCCGCGACGATGAAGCAAGTCATCGCCAATGGCATGGCTACCCTTCCCGACGGCTACACGATGGCCGATGTGGAGAAGGCGAAGGGCGTGCGTTGGGCGTGGAAGGCGGGATGCTCCTGCCCTTGCTCCCCGGCGTTCAGCACTCCGCTCATCCCGACCCAGTCTTACTGGCGTTCGTCCACCCGTCGCAACGGGCGTGGTCGTTGGGCTTCTTACGAGGCCATCAACTGGGTGAACGCCACCCTGGTTCTCAAGCAGGGCAACAGCGTGGCTATGCGCGTGGCTCGCAACGCCGAGTCCGTGGCCGCCTCCTTGGAGCTGCGACCTATCAACGCAGAGGCGTTCGAGAAGGCGAAGGCAGAGATGCCGGCGGTCTATGTGAAGTCGGCTGAAGAAAGTGCTTGACCATTCGCAACCGCTTGTTCAACCTGTCCGCATGAACCCAATGATGATGATGGCTATGGCTTCCCAGAAACGCAAAGCGGCCCCGACGGACCGCATCACGAACCGCCCTACGAAGGCACAGGTCGCCTGGATTAAGGCGATTGAGGACGACTCCACCAAGGAGGTCATCCACGTCTCCGAGGGCTCCCCGGTGACCCTCTCCGTGGAAATCCTCGACCACGCCCTCTCGCTCGCCTTCAACGGACCGGTCCTTGTGACCGTGAACCTCGACCTCCTCGCCAACGAGAAGAGCGTCCACATCCAGAAGACTGGCGTGCAGGGTCGTCGCCTCATCCTGTGGGAGAACCACGGCAACCGTGAGCAGACGAACATCTGGCACCCTTACAACCCCTCCTCGCCTGTCTATTGGGACGGCACTCCCGGCCACTACTACAACAGCGTCCAGGCCAACGACAGCGGCAAGTCTCTGATTGCCCACACCGAGCTCATCGCCCGCGCCCTGTTCTGCTCCGCCACGAATGGTGGTTCGCCCGGATACCGCGGCTCGAAGCTCAACGCCTCCTCCTGCGGTGAAGCCAAAAAGAAGTTCAAAATCACGGCTTGACAAACGCAAGAGGTTGCGTTCCACTACCCGCATGAAAACGAAAGTCACCTTCGCCCAAGTCCTCGCCTCGGTCCGCAAGACTGGCGGCCGTCCGTCCACCGCCTTCGTGCCTAAGAAGCAGAAGGCCAAGCAGGACCGCAACTCCTGGAAGCGCGACCTCGAATGAGCGACTACTTCGACACCACCCGCTTCGACTCCCTCCAGTCGTTGCTTGCCCACGCAGAGGCGAACCACGCCAACGTGAAGAAGTTCGCCCGCTTGGGACGGACTATGGTCAGGGACCACTTCCGGTATGCCGAGCTTGCCGTAGAGGACAAAGCCCATCGCTACGCCATCCTACGACGCGCGGCGGAGCTGCACGCCGTCTACATCAGCCCTGCGTGCGACGAGAAGTCGTATGTGCCTCCTGCCAAGGAGGACATCGCCGCTTACAACCGCATCCTTTCGGTCTGCGACAAGACCGCTATGCTCAAGGTATGACCGCCGTCTGCCTCGCAGTCATCGTGGTCTGCTTCTTCTTCAACGACTAACACCTTTATGCCCCGATACAAAACCGAACAGTTCAACAAAGACCTCGCAGCCGGCCCTTACGCCTTCCCTGGCGGATACCCGCGCTTCTTCATCACCGCCGACGGCGAAGCCCTGTCCTTTGAGTCCGCTCGAAAGAACCAGGCCCTCATCCTCGAAGCCATCCAGTCCAACGACCCCACCGGCGGTTGGAAGGTCATCGGCTGCGACATCAATTGGGAGGACCAGCACCTCCGTTGCGCCGACACGAACAAGCCCATCGAGTCCGCTTACGGCGACTCGGACAAGCAGAAATAACCCCTCTCCGACAGGAGTCTACAACACCCAAAAACCACAATGAAGAACATCACCACCACCAAACGCAAACCCGGTCGTCCTACGAAGGCGCAGAGTTCGGCGATTGCTTACCTCCGCAAGCTTCAGGCCGCGCGTAAGCACCAGTCGTTCCAGCTCAACTTCCGCTTGGACCGTGAGCTCCAGATGCACCCCGCCGCCAACGAGTTCATTCACGAACTCCGCTCGTCGGGTCGTGGCCTCCTCGCCACGTTCGCCAAGGAAGCGCTCATCAAGGCCGCCATCGAAGCGACCAAGTCTTGACACCGCTCGCAGGTGTCGTTGATGTCACGCCCTCCGCTGACCTAACAAGCCGGCGGTTGGGTTGACACAACCCAAACACTTGCATAGACCCACACATGAAAACCAAATTGCGCGACCAAGAGAAGAATGAAGCAGTAGCCCAGGCCCGCCAAGCCGTCAAAGATGCCGCCCGCATCCTCGGCCGTCTCGGTGGTATGGCCGGCACCGGCGACGCCAAGCGTCGTCCGTCCGAAGTCTGCCGTGCCGCCGTCAACAAGCGTTGGGAAGCATACCGCAAGGAGGCGAAGAAGGAAATCCTCTCCGTCGCCCCGCGCGCGAAGAAGCGCTCTGACTGATGGACTGGCTCAACTGGGCGATACGCATCGCCACGGTCCTAGGAGGACTTGTGTTCCTTGTCTGCTTTTACTTTGGAGCACACTCCTTGATAACGGCCTGGCGCTCGACTCTCGTTTTGTGGGAGGCGAAGCGCAAATGGCTTGCCCTCCAGCGAGACGAAGCCGATAAACGCAAGCGAACCAAAAAACAACTCGATGACGAAGACGATGAAGAAGAAGCCGGTTGAGCTCGTGCCCAAGGAGCAGCGACTCCAAGAGGCCTATGCCTTCTGGGAAAAGAACCCGCACATCCTTGTCGATGACCTTTGCAAGAAGTTCAAGACGAACCGCAAGGACCTGGGCGCCTGGCTCCTGAACAATAGCAAACCCCGCCCGGATGGTCGCATCATCGGCAAGGGTTCGCCCCGCCAGCTTGCCATCAAGGAGGCCTATGAGGTCGCCGCGAAGAAGGGTGAGACTGTGGGATGGGCAGAGCGCTACGCCGAAGCCAAGGGCTTCCACGTGGGCAAGGGCGACATCCGCTACTACGCCATGAAGAACAACCTTCCTGACCTCAAGGAAGCACCGCCCTCGATGGTTCGCCAGGAGTCCCCGAACAAAATCAAACTGTGAAACCCTGGAAGCACGTCGAAGGACAGTCGGTCATCGACCAAGTGTCGAAGGCGCCGGACAGCATCAAGCGACAGGCGGCACTGGTTCTCCTCAAGAACGGAGCACAGCCCCGCGCCATCCGCAAGAAGCTGAACATGACCGACCGGCAGCTGAAGGTCGTGCAACGCCTCTACAAGCAGGCGGTGAAGGTGAACCTTGAAGACCTATTCCAATGAGCGACCCAGCCAACCGTGACCCCTTTACCGAGGGAGGCGAACACGGCTTCATCGGGAAGGCCGTAGTCCAATACAACATCGTCTTCGACGACGAGAAGCAGCTGAAGGACTTCTACCGCTTCATCAAGGGGCTGAAGGTGGTCTACCCGGAGGTGCGAACCATCGGCGGGCGGATTGACCGCTACCTGAACGAGCATGTCATCAACACGCCGGAGTGGGGCGCCTACCTTGACAAGCTGCCGTCGAAGGGGAAGACCAAGGACATTGACAAACCGACAACGGAATGAAGGAAGAAGAATACAAGAAAGCGAAGCACGGCTACGACAAGGAGTTCAACAACTCCAAGGAATACATGTCGGCTGAACCCATCGTCCGGTTCGAGAACAGACCTACGAAGCTAGACGACCTGGTGGACTGGTTGGACACTCCGCACGAGATGTCTCGCGGCAAGGTCATCTTCGTCGGCTCGGTCATCGTCTACCTCGCCACGCCGGAGTTCGCCAAGTTCATCGTCCAGTCGGGCGTGCCTGCGTTCCTGAAGTATTACGGCGCGGCCATCTTGGCCGGCGCAGCACTTTTTGTATTGACTCGCTCTGACAGGAGCTGACACTCTCCCAATCTCAAATGAAGAGAGTAGTGGCTCTTTGACATTCCTTTTGTCAGTATTTCAACGCAATCGCTTGGGGTCGTCGTTTAACTGGTTCAGGACTCCGGATTTTCATTCCGGTAATTTGGGTTCGAGTCCCAACGGTCCTGCCAGCGATTGCTAACGCATTGGTAGCTCAATGGCAGAGCTCCTGTTTTGTAAACAGAGGGTTGTCGGTTCAAGTCCGTCCCGATGCTCCATTTGTGGGTGTGGTTTGCGTATGCGAACCAGCACGACCCCAAGGGGGTCAGTTCATCGTCAGATGACGCCTGCTCTTTCGGTGCAAAGTCACCGAGCGACCCGCCGGAACATGGCGGACAAATCGTGTGGTTGGTTTTTCCGATGCAGGACCCTCCCTCGCCTCAAGGTGTTAAGGGGGCTTGCTACGGGTTCAGAAGCGTCACGCTGTGACCGCTTGGAGCGCTCCTGGTTAACCACCAAGGCCGTGAAGGGCGTAGCGTGGGGCGAAACCAAGTCCTCCCTCCGTGAGGTGGGAAGCACAATTGGGTCGTAGAGAAACTTACGATACCGCCGGGGAGGGAGCGAGCGCAGCTACTCGACTCAATGGTTTTCCACCCGGTAAATCTTTCTTGGGCGTGTAGTTCAAAGGTCAGAACGACCCGCTCATAACGGGCTAATGCTGGTTCGAGTCCATCCGCGCCCAGTATTTGGGGAGTAAGTGTTTCGGTAGCACAGTGGTCTCCAAATCCACTGGGGTCGGTTCGACTCCGACACTCCCCGCCATTTGACCCGATAGTTCAATGGACAGAACCGGTGGCTTCTACCCACCTAATACAGGTTCGAGTCCTGTTCGGGTCACCATTTTACAGAGGGTTGGCAGAGTCCGGCTTAATGCACCTGTCTTGAAAACAGATAGCGGTAAAACGCTCGTCCGTTCAAATCGGACACCCTCTACCACTTGACGCATTGGTGTAAGCTGCATCCCGTCCATCGGGGGAAGAAGGTTCAAACTCCTTCTATGCGTCATCCTAACATCGAGTAGCGTAATGGCATCGCGCCTGGTTTGGGACCAGGAGGTTGCAGGTTCAAGTCCTGTCTCGGTGACCAGTTTATTGTCGGGTATTTCAACGGACAGAATGGCCGGCTACGAACCGGCAGATGAAGGTTCGACTCCTTCCTCGACAACCATTTATCAAGGTAGCTCAGTTGGCAGAGCAACGCACTGTTAATGCGTCTGTCGGTGGTTCGACCCCACCCCTTGGTGCTTTCACGGCAGTAACTCAATTGGCAGAGTGTCAGTTTTCCAAACTGGATGTTGCGGGTTCGACCCCCGCTTGCCGTAGTTTCAGGACATCAAGCCGAAGGCACGAGGCCGTTGCCTGCAAAGCAACTTCTACTTGGTTGAAGTCCAAGGATGTCCTCCATTTATGGCGGGGAGCTCCCGGTGGAGCGGCAAGTCTCATAAGCTTGTTATGGTGGGTTCGACTCCCACCCCCGCTCCCAATCTCATAGGGCTGTTAGTTCAATGGCAGAACCCCCGGTTTGCATCCGGGCGATGGGAGTTCGACTCTCCCACGGTCCACCACTTCCACAGGTTCGTGATGTAATGGCAGCATACTGGTTTTTGATACCAAGAGTCGGGGTTCGAGTCCCTGCGAACCTGCATAGTGGAAAAGTGTTGACGATGAACAGATGGCAACCAAAGTGGTGCCTATCATGCAAGGACTCACACAACGACAAAAGGAATGTCTGAAGGCCATCGAGCGCATCTCACGCTCCAATGGCTACCCGCCCTCTATGCGGGAGATAAGCGACGCCCTTGGGGGCATCAGCACGAACGCCGTCTTCGGCCACCTGAACGCCCTCCAAGCCAAGGGATACATCAAGCGCGACCCTGCCATCGCCCGCTCCATCCAACTCGTCCCACAGACCGCCTGATGCGAACCAAGAAGCCCGCCAAGGTGATGACTGGTTCGCCCATAGTGGCGGTAGTCCAGCCGGGTGACCCCATCAAGCGTCGTGGACCTCGTCCTGGGTTCATCACGCCCAAGCCGGCGAAGGAGCTGCCATCGCCTCCGTGGACTATCCTAAGATACCGGACGGCTCGCGCGGAGTCGAACGTATCGAAGCGGAACATCCTGAACGCCGAAGTCCTTATGCCCCTCAAGAAGGCAAGGGAGCTCCTGACCGCAAGGGAAGAGATGGTCAAGTGGACCAAGCTCTCGATTGAGTCCATCGAGGACTACAACGCTCTTATGGCCAACCCGGACTGGTTGGTCACGGACAAGGACAAACAGCTTGAAAAGCTGATGACGAACCTACAATCCAGACTGACCTCCCTTAAACGAACCCTCGAATGAGTCGCTACAAAGAACAGATGGGCATCAGCGTGCTGGACGCAGCTCGCCAACGCCTCCACCACATCTACGACACCCACGATACGCCGGTGGTCCTATTCTCTGGGGGCAAGGACTCGCAAGTCCTGCTTCACCTGGCGTGGGAAGTCGCCCAGGAGCGAGGGCTGGAGTTCGTCAACTGCGTGTTCCGCCACGACGAGTTCACACTCAAGCCCACCATCGACTTCGTGCGCCACTACGCGGCGTTCCCTTGGGTGCGGATGCACCACATCTGCATCCCGGAGCCAGGCCTCCGCATGGTCTTTGACCGATGCGTCGAGTTCGTCCAATGGGACAAGAAGCGTGAGACGATGGTGCCGATGCCGTCCTATGCCATACGCCCGGACGCTGCGAATTGGGACAGAGACTGGTGGATTGAGGACGTCGAGGAGTATCAGTGCCAATTCTTCGTGGGCAAGGTCGCGCAGCTGAACGGCATCCGCGCATCCGAGTCCCGCTTTAGGTGGCGCGGTTCGGTCAACAAACTCGTCGAGAACTACATCAACAAGCCCCTTGGCTGGAAGGCGGCAACGCTCTGCAAGCCGCTCTACGACTGGGAGGAGAACGATGTCCTGAAGTATCTCTACGACAACAAGCTGCCTTACTGCCAAATCTACGATTGGCAGTTGTTTGCCAAGATGGAGCTGCGAACCAGTCCCTTCCTGCACCCGGAGAAGATGCGCCACCTGAAGAAGTTGCGGCAAATCGACCCTATGTTCTACGACCAGCTGCTGAAGATTTTCCCGGAGCAAGTCATCCACGACCGGTATGCGGGCGAGCGAGACGACCAAGCGCTCATCGCCAAGTATGCCCAGTCCATCGAGGGCATCGAGGAATACATCAAGGAGCATTACGACGAGGGGAAGCCGCGAACCCTCGCGCTCAACCGCCTCTACCAAATCTACAAGCTCCAGCAAAGCGATAGGAACAAGGCCATGAACAACTACCCGCTGGACTACGTCCTCAAGTATTTCATCCGGGGACAGGTCTGGAAGCTCCTGCTTCCGTTCCGCAAGGGCCAGAAGGCCTGGGCCAAGTTGGTCTGATAGGTGGACACCACCCCAGAGGCATCATGGCCAGAGGAACATCGAGAGCGCAGTCTGAAAGAACCCTTCGTCAACTTGGAGGCGGCTCGGACGAGATTGCCCAATACCGGGCAAGCCAAAGGGCTTCCTCAAACTACTCCAAGATTGGGACCAAGCTTGAGTCGGTTGGTCGTCAGGCAGCCAAGTCTCCTTACGCCGTCGCTTTGGGCGTGAAGGAAGAGATTAGCGCCTTCAACAAGGGTATGGCAGACCGCCTAAAGGCGTTGGTGGACAGCGGCGACAGGGCCAACTTCGCCAAGGAGGTCGGCAAGATGGTTCTTGAGTCGGAGCAGAAGCTGGCAGAAGTCCGCGCCAGGACTGGTATTCTCGGCGAGCTGCCGGTGGAATACCGCAGACAGGACGCAGAGTCCTTTATGCGTTTCTACGCCGACACGAACGTGTCGATGGCTACGGCTGGCAAGGGTCCGGACAAGCAGACGTTCCTATTCATCGGCGACCAGCTTCGTGCGCGTGACGAGTTCACCTTCAAGGACAATGCAGGCAACAAGGTCAAAATCACCGAGCTTGGTGAGCCAAGACCCCTGAAGGACCTTGGTGACCGACTGGCGGCCAACATTGACTTGGGCGCAAAGGTCTACGTCATCCCGGACGAATACTACAAGCGAGGCGAGCCGAACATTAACGACTGATGGCCCGTGGGGCGTCCAGGTCGCTTTCGGAGCAGTCGGGCAGGGGATACCCCTTCTCGCTTGAGAACGAGTCCCTACGCCAGTCTGGGAGGGACCAAGCGGCCATCCTGAAGTCCGCCGAAAGCATCGCCGAGTTTGCGCACGCCACGCAGAAGCGAAGGGATGGTTCGCCATACATGACCCATGTGCGTGAGGTGGTAGCCGGCGTGAAGTCCCCTGAAGCCAAACTGGCTGCATACCTACACGACACGATGGAGGACGGGGGCATCACAGCGAAGGAGATGAGGGAAGAGGGCATCCCAGAGAACGTCATCGAGGCGGTGAACGCCCTGACGCGCCCGCCAGCCGAAGAGCGGCAGATGACTTACCAGGAATACATCGAGCAGATTGTGAAGCCTAACAGGATAGCACGGGAGGTGAAGATTTCCGACCTCCGCTCCAACCTGAAGGACAACGACAATCCGGGTCAGGTGAAGCGCTACGAGCGCGCCCTCAAGACGCTCCTTGGGGAGTGAACTTGTGAGCAGTATTCGCTTGCCTCCTCTTTAAGAGGCGGCGAAAAGTAAGATGCCATGACCCAAAAACCCCTCGAACCAGTGGAGAACATCCAATGGATTTCGTGCGACGAGCTGAAGGCGAACCATTACAATCCTAACCGAGTGATGAACGCCGAGATGAACCTCATCGAGAAATCCATCCTGAAGACCGGCTGGATACAGCCCATCCTCATCAACACGAACCGGACCATCATCGACGGCTTCCACCGTTGGACGCTGTCGCGCCTATCCTCGCAGCTGCGTGACAAGTATCACGGCAAGGTTCCGTGCGCCGTCCTGGATGTCAGCGACGCAGAGGCGATGGTCATCACCGTCCGCATCAACCGCGCGAAGGGAACGCACCTGGCGTTCCGCATGAGCGAGTATGTCCGGGAACTGGTCGAGAAGCACAAGTATCCGATGGACGAGCTCGCCGTTGCCATAGGCGCCACCTTCGAGGAGGTGCAGCTCCTGATGAAGTCCGACGTCTTCGAGCACAAGGACATCGAGAACTGGGCATACAGCGAGGCCTGGTTCCCAGCCGAGTCCGGACGCACCCGCCTGCCGACCCTGTGGGACTTCGCAGACGGCGGCAAGGAAGTCGTGAAGAACAAGAAGAAGCAGACGCTGATGGGCGAGAAGTTTGGCTTCACCACCACGAAGCGTGACCCGGAAGACGAAGAGGACGAAGACGAGGAAATCATGCGATGACCCTGCGCAAGATGAAGAAGACAATCGTCGGTATGTCCGGCTACGCCCAGGCGGGTAAGGACACATTTGCCGACGACCTGACAGCCCTGTTGCAGGACGACGTGAACTCTTGCCGCTACAAGATGGCAGAGAGCCTAAGAGAGGCGGTGGGTGCGGCGTTCGCCACGCTCCGCATCGAACGCTCGGCGTGGACCGAACTCCCGGAGGAGAAGAAGTTGCTGCGTCCCCTGATGGTGGAGCTGGGCAAGTATGCCCGCGCATACGACGAGGACGTGTTCGTGAACGTGTGTGCCGACCTAATAGAGGAAGAGATGCTGGCTTACATGCAGGTGGCCATCGTGACTGACCTTCGCTACCACAACGAATACCTGTGCCTCAAGGCACTGGCGGAGAAGCGTGGCTGGAACTTCCTGTGGGTTCACATCGTGAAGGAGGGCAACCCGCCGGCTAACGCCGAGGAGGAGGGGAGCATCGCCCTACTAAAGTCAAAGGCGACTCCGGATGCCTGCTATGTAGCGGCACCTGGCGACAAGGAAGCCCTCAAGCGTTGCGCCAAGGACTTCCACGACACCTTCCTGCGGTGATTACCACCAGCAGGAGTAGATGACCTGCTCGCCTTTGGCGAACGCCTCCCGCGCGCGAGCGATGAAGTTTTCGTCCGAGATGCGGTCTTCGGGGTGGGAAGCACCCCAGAAGAAGCCGGCTCCGTGAGGGAGCGACTCCGTGCGGATGGACTCGTCGAGAGCGTCGATGTCCTCCGGCGTGAGAACCAGGTCCGTGCAGTTGAACTGGAACGCCTCCTTGACGACGCCCTTGCGGACGGCGAGCTGGGTCATCCACTCGTTGAGGTTGGCGTGCTTACGCCAATACTGGATTTCGGTGACCTCGTTGGAGAGGCGGTTCGCTTCGGCGAACTCACGACGCTCCTCGTCGGTCTTGAGGGTGAGCATCTTCTTGCGGAGCTTCTGCCCCTTCTTGGTGATGACGTTGGCGTATTGGTCGAGTCCCATAGTAGTGTTGTGGTGGTGAGAGAGGGTTAGAGTTGGTCGCCGAGGCCGGCCTTCTTCATCTCAGCTTCCTCGCGCTCAAGCCACTTGCGGCTGTCGGCGACTTCGAGGATGGCTTTGGCAAGGGCGTAGTATTCGTCGGAGTGCATCGTGCAGTCGAGCTTCTGGGGCAGACCCTTGGGCGTGCGAGGAGCGATGAGCATGTCGGGGACGAGCTTGTCGGCGACATCGAGGGCGTCGTTGAAGTAGCCCTTGTGTTCGAGGTAGCCGTCCTTGATGGCGTCCAGGTCTTCTTGTGAGAGGTGACTCATAGTGGTGTGGAAGAGAGGTTGAGAGATACCCAATCGGTTGTCAACTATTATTTCGTGTAGAGGTGGGGAAAGAGCTGGCGGGTGGCGACGCGGCACTTGGCGCGGATGACCTCCGGGTTGTGACCATCGAAGGTATCGCCATCGGCGAGGAGGGCGTCGAAGTTTTCCTCGAAGGACTGGGTGACGTCCTGGTTGAGGCAGAAGAGCCAGTCTCCGAGGTCGGAGTAGAACTCAAGGGTGTAGCTGCCCTTGCCTTGGGGCATGATGATGGCGGTGATGTTGGACATAGCGGGTGAGAGGAGGGCAGTCTGCTCAAGTGGATGGGTATTGTCAAATACTAATTATCTGCTTGCCAAAACACAATCGGTTGAGCATCGTCCTTGGTATGAGCAAGCACACCATCAATCTGTTCGACCTGACCGGTCGCACCCCCTTCGTCGCCGATGGGGATACTGGCCTACGACTCCGCAGGGAGGTCGTTATGCCGCTACTGGCTGACGGCGCAAGCGAGGTGGTCATCGAGTGCCAGGGCATCGAGAACATGACCGACTCCTTCGCCAACGCCTTCTTCGGTCCGCTGTGCGTGGACTTCGCACCGGGCAAGCGGGTGTTCTTCAAGGGCTGCACGGAGCTGACCAAGTCCTTCATTACTTCGGCGTGGCAGATTGAACTGCGTCGCCGCGAGAATAACGTCGACAGGAAGTGAACGACGGGCAGTTTGGACTGCCTATGAAAGAATACCGCATCTACGGCAAAGAGAACATCGAACAGGGAGCGCTCACGCAGATGGACAACGTCATGTCCATCCCCTGCGTCGTCAAAGGGGCATTGATGCCCGACGCCCACCAGGGCTACGGCATGCCCATCGGTGGCGTGTGCGCGGTGGAGAACGCCGTCATCCCTTACGCCGTCGGCGTGGACATCGGCTGCCGGATGCACCTGACCGTGCTGAAGAACGGCTTCGACGATGAGCTGCACCAGAAGTATCGCACCGTCCTCAAGGACAACACATACTTCGGTGGCTACGCTTGCCCGAAGGTGCGTGCGGAAGAACCGCTGATGGACGACCCTCGATGGAAGGTGTTGGACAAGTATGGCATCGTCCTACCAAACGGCAGTTCGCTGAAGGACCGCGCACATTGGCAGCTCGGCACATCCGGCGGAGGCAATCACTTCGTCGAGTGGGGCGAATACTACTCGCACCTGTCCAGCGAGTCTTCGGGGCTTCATCATCTGGCGCTCCTGTCGCACTCTGGTTCTCGCTCATTCGGATACACGGTGGCGAACCACTTCACGAAGCTCGCGGCAAAGATTAACCCTCTGCCCGCTCCGCTCAACGAACTGTCCTGGCTGTCTATGGACACGGAAGAAGGACAGGATTACTGGACGCTGATGAACCTGTGCGGAGATTACTCCGCCGCGAACCATCGAGCCATCCATAAGAACGTCGTTGAGGCGGCCGGCCTAACAGGGGAAGTGGTTCGCTCCATCAGCAACCACCACAACTTCGCTTGGCTTGAGGAAGTGGACGGCAAGATGCTGTATGTCCATCGTAAGGGCGCTACGCCGGCAGGGAAGGGCGTGGAGGGCATCATCCCCTCCTCTATGGCTACGCCTGCCTTCATCGTCGAAGGGACTGGGTCGGAAGACTCCCTCCAGTCTGCCTCGCACGGTTCGGGTCGCGCGATGTCTCGCTCGCAGGCGTTCAAGAACATCACCCAGGAAGCCCGTGAAGCCGTCCTGAAGGGTGCGGGGGTGGACTTGATTGGCGGGGGCTTGGACGAGTCGCCACAGGCCTACAAGGACATCCATTCGGTGATGCGTGCCCAAGAGGACCTGGTGCGAACCAAGGGCATCTTCCAGCCCCTCATCGTGCGTATGGCCGGCAAGGACGAAAAAGATTTGTCGGAAGGTGCTTGACACGCAAGCGGTTGTCTGTTCCACTCCAATCCTCTCACCACAACCACCATGAAAATCACGCTCAAGAACTTCAAACACGCCGCCTTCGCCTCGCAGGAGACTTACTGCTTCGAGGCCACCGTCTACATCGACGGCAAGAAGGCCGGCATCGCCTCTAACGAGGGTCACGGAGGTTGCACCTTCGTCCGCCTCGACGAAGCGTTCCGCCACCTCGACACCAAGGAGAACGACCTCGAAGGCAAGGTCGATGCCGAGTGCCACAAGCTCGTCTGCGAAAAGCAGGACAAGGCCATCCTCGCCTCCGTGAAGCGTGACCTGTCCAAGAACCTCCTGTTCCGCCGCACCGACACCAAGGCGGGCGAGATGCGCATCATCAAGGGCATCGTGGGCAACAAACCCGCTTACGAAGCCAAGGTCGCCGCCCTCAAGGCCGACCCCACCGTCGTGGTCATCTACAACACCCTCCCGCTCGAAGACGCGGCGAAGGCGATGTATCCCCACTACAAGACCGTCGGCTAATGGCTGAACGCATCACACCGGAGAAGTCCCTCGACCTTCTGACGACCCGCAAGCCGTCAGACTGGTCGGACTGCGTCCTCGTCAATAAGGTCACGGGGGCGCAGCGAGTCTACCTCAAGGGACTGCACCTCTATCCGTGCGCGGACGACCACCTGCCAATGGCGGACTTGGTCAAGCCGACGCCCGATGGCGGGAATGTCCGTATGCCCCAGCGGTTCGTGCTGAAGCACAAGGGAGCATACTACTACATCAACACCGAGGGCTACTCTTACTGCCGCTATGTCCTCCGCATCCCTGCGGAACTGTTCGGCGCGGAAGAACCAGTCCAGGAGCCGAAGCCCGAACCCATCTTCGAGGACAAGACCGAACCCGACGTCACGGAGAACGAAGTGTTTGAAGCCCTTAAGCAGTCCACCCGCATCTCCGACAAGGTCAGGAACCTGGTTCTCGCCTCCAAGGTGTTGGCGAACTGGCTCGAACTGAACGGCTATCCGGCAAAGACGAAAGTCCTTGCGAAGGCGTTGGAGGATGCCATCAACGACCTATGAGCGAACCAAGCGAACCGTGGAAGTGGGGCGACGATGTCTATCGTCAGCCGGTCAAGCACCCCATCGACCTCCATCCCGCAGGCACGCGCTTCCTTGCGACGGGATACGACGCGGCCTTGCACGTCTTTGACAAGGGTGACTGGGTGCGATACATCGACTATGAGAGCCTACAAAAGGAGAACGCTCGCCTCCAGTCGGAGGTGACCAAGTGGAAGTCCTGGGCTGAAGCCGAACACGCCGAGAAGAAGGCCTTGGCCGGCAACGTTAGCGACCTTGCGAAACTCAAGGCAGAGGTGGAGCTTCTTTCCGCCCAATTCAAGAAGGCGCACTACGACCAACTCATCACCGAAGTGGCGCGACTCCGCAAGCTCGTCCCCTCCGAGGACGACATCAACCGGGGAGGATACAATCCGTGAGCGACTTTATGTGCGAGAACCCTTGGCTGACGTTTTTCGGCTTCTTTTTCTTGCTGGTCATGTTGGACAATGTTGCTGGAAATGTTTGCAGGACAGTATTGCTCGTAGCCAAATCTAAAGCCAAGAAGGACAACGAACAAAACCCGTGAGCGAACCAAAGCGATACCACCTTGTGACTGACAGGTTGCTTGAGTCTGAAATGCGTCCATCTGATGACTGCCTTAAGCACGATGAGATAGCCGAAGAGCAGGAATACGTCCGCTATGAGGACTACAAGACGCACCTTGGCATACTTGAGGCCGTCATGAAGCAGGAGCGTGTGTGGCACAAGAAGACCTATGAGGAGAACCGGCTTCTGAAGTCGCGCGTGGAAATCATCAACCTGTTCGCCAAGGCGTTGGACTCCATCATCAGTTATGGCAGGTCGATGCGTGACTGGGGAAGCATCCGCATCCCGCTTGAGCGGGAAATCACCGGCGTCTACTGTGTCGAGGCATACGACTTCTATGAGCCGCCGAGGGTCATCACGATTGCGGAAATCGCCAAGCGATACGAAGAGGTCGAAGCCCAGCTCAAGGAGGTGCAGTCGTGAATGACACCTTTGCATGCGGGGGTGTGATAATCGTCGGAGGACGCCAGTATGTCGTCGCCGAACATACCTTTTACCCTACTAACGGAGGCATCTCGATGAACATCATTGCGGTGGCTTATGAGAACGTGGAGCCGATGGTTCGCACCTTTATGACTCCTGGCTGCAAGCCGAAGAAGAAGTCCAAGTCCAAGCGAAAGGTAAGCCGATGAGCGACCCGAAGAAATACGAGTATGTGAGCGACGGCTACACCGCTCGTTTCCTTAACCCACAGACCGGCCACGCCGCCCCAAAGGGCGAGTATGTCAGTTATGAGGACTACTCGAAGCTCCGGATGGAGCGCATCTACGACATCAACCAAATGGGAGGACAATGCGAAGAAATCGCCCGCCTCAAGGAGGACGCCGAGCGGTATCGTCTGGCAAGTCTGCAAGGTGATGTTGCTCGCCTTGAGAACGCCCGCCTCAAGGCCGAGGTCGAGCGCCTGAAGGAAGACAATCGCCAACTCACGAATGCCTTTGAGATTGCCGAAGGCATCATCAAGCGGATGGGAAAAGCAGCAGAGGCCGCCGCCAAGG